TCAAGGAGTGGCGGTTGCAGGCTTGTCGCCGCCGGCTTGTGCCACCACATGAGTGGCTTGCTTGGAGTCCACCATCGCAGCCACATTCTCCAGTGCAGCATCCAGCGCCTGGTACTGCGCATCTGCATTGGAAGTCTGCGCGGCCTCATCGGCAGCGGCCTTCTCAGCAGCAGCAAGCAGCTCACGCTGCTGAGATTCCTTGCGCTTGTCGAATGCCTGTTTAAAGGCTGGAGGCATGGCATTCATTGGAGTGCTGGTCGCACTTTTGAGTCTGGCTTGCTCTGCCAACACTTTGCTGGAGTAGCCGCCATCATTGGGCAGCTTAGCAGCGCCAACATAGCAGACCAGGCCAGGCTGAATACCACCGAAGCGGTCAATGCAGTCCTTCAAAATCAGCGACCCGACTTGCATATTGCTCAATGGATCGAACGCCGCCAACGTGCCGCCAAAGTTGGCGTATTTGTCTTCGTGCACATTGGTCATGACTTGCATCAAACCTTGCGCCCCCACCGCACTTTGTGCAAATGGGTTAAAGCGCGATTCAATAGCCACCACCGACAGGATCAGCTGTGGATCTAAGCCACGTTTCTCGCCCAACTCGTAAGCCTGGGCGACCAAGGCCCCCATTGGCTCAGGTGCCACGCGGTACTTCTTGCTCAGCCAGAACGCGGCCGCGGCCTGCTCTTCAGACAAGTCCAACAAATTGACCGCAGTCACACGTTCGGTGGCTTCATGCTCGACGTCCAGCTGCACTTGCGCTACTTTGCGCTCATACAACTGGCCGTACAACCATTGCTCACCTTGCATGCGCAGATCAGGGTAAGAAAACACCACCAACGCGCAAAATACAGCCAATGCACCCACTAGCGCAAAGCCGTTCATGCAGACAGCGCGCAGCGCTGCGATCGATGATTTCATCAAGGTCATCATTTTTTGAGGGAGAGCCAGGCTCTCAAACTAATCGTCATGCTGGTTCAAATATGCCCTGGAGGCTGAACAGACCGCTCGCTGAGCGGCTCGCAATGACTGAATGGATGCAAATTGTGTAGTTCACATCCGCCTTGGCCTAGCTGCATGTTGCAGTGCACAATAAAAGGCCTTGGAGAAGTTTCAACGAATAGCAAATAGCGGTCAATACTATTTATTGCGTTCTATATATGATATTTGGCATTTGAAAAACACAGTATTTGCATGCACTGCCAAAAATTGAAATTCCAATTGCTTGATTTTTAAGAGCAATTCAAAAACACGACCAAACAAAAGAATCTTAAAGTAACAAAAAAATCATTTTGTAATTTTCATCAAAAAGACATCCGAATTGGCTTCGCAACAACAGATGTAAAAGCTATATCGTGATGCCTGCTTATATCAAAAGGCATCTACAAGATCCGCCAGCAAGGTATCACATGGGTATGCCCAGCTCGATATACTTGCCCCACTTCTGCCTGTGGCGCGCACCGACTGTTTGCCCAGCCTCGCACAGTGCGCTCCGTCCATTGATTTCTTTCTCCTCTTATCATCCTAGCTACCATGCCCATCTCCCTTGCCAGCTGGAAGATAGATTCAAGAATCATAGTGACTCAGTATGTCTCAAGAATTTGGCTAAGTGTATGATGTGATTGAAATTTGCGTTTCATGCTGTCTCGCAATGCTTCATAAAGACTCACACACTATTGGTAGCTAAGGTGGTAGCTAAGCCTCCTAGCTACCTTTATCGCGGCTTACAGAGGTGTTATGGCAAAACTCAGCCACGTTCTTTCAGACCTTCAGATACGGCGTTGGATCGCAAAAGGCGATCCTATTGCACGCTCGGATGGCGATGGGTTGACCTTCACTTTATCTATTAAGGGCACTGCAGCCTGGGTGCTTCGCTTCAGTGTGCCGGGAGGCCGGCGCCGAGAACTTACACTTGGCAACTATCCTGATATCTCACTCGCAGCAGCACGCGAACTTTCCCGCGAAAAGCGTGCCCAGATTGACCGAGGCATAGATCCCGCTGCAATCAAGCAGCAAGATAAAGCGCGAGCGGCCCAAGCATGGACGATGCGCGATCTGGTTGATGACTTCCGGGCTAAAGTTCTAAATAGTAGGAACTACTCTGCCTCGACTATCGAAAGCCGCGAGCACGACTATGCAAACGTTATTCTTCCTGCATTTGGGTCGTGGCGTGTAGACACAGTCACAAGCATAGACATTGTGAATATGCTGAGGAATGCCAAGCGCACTTGGAACATAACCAAGCGCCTATTAACTAGTATGTCCATGCTGCTTGATCACGCATGCGGCATCACCCTCATTGCCGCGAACCCCTGCACAGGAATCAAGATCACATCAATCATGGGAGCACGCCCAAAGCCTCGCACCAGAATGATGCTCACAACTGATGAGATCTCTACGTTGTTGCGCGGCATCGATGACCTGGGCAAAGAGAACGCGCTGGCATTTAGAATTTTGCTTGCAACATGTGTGCGTGGCTACGAGCTAGTAAGTGCCAAGAAAGAGCACATAGACCTAGAAAATGGAAATTGGTGGGTTCCTGCAGAAAACGTCAAGACGCGCTCTGGATTTATGGTGCCTCTGGCCCCCTTGGTCATCGAATGGTTCCAGGAGCTTATTGCACTTTCCGGAGACTCGGTTTGGCTGCTCCCGTCGCGACGGGCTGATCGCATTAAGAAGTTTGGCGACGTAAACATCTGTCGCTCTACTCTATGGGCCGCATTTAATAGGGCGTTCAAGAGGGGGGACATTGATATTCGCCGCTTCACGCCTCACGACACAAGATCCACAGCGAAGGGGCATTTGCGCAATATAGGGGTTAGTCGTGAAATATCTGAAATCGCCTTGAACCACACCCTGAAGGGGATGGAAGGCATCTACGATGTAAGAACGGAGATTCCCGAGCGACGTATTGCTATGGCTAAGTGGGCGGAGTTTTTGTATGCCTGTGAGCATGGAACAACGACTCCAGAGCCGCCAAAACGAGAAACACCGCGCCTTCGCTTAGTAGCATGAGCCACCAGATCGATTGCTACCGTCAAATCAATCACGCGAGTCGCGGCTCAAAGGACATATCTTCAGAGGGCTTTAAGTTCTGAAATTCGGCCAATCGTGACCAAATACTGCGCACTTTCGAAAAAGAAAAACCCGCAATTCGCGGGCTTTTTTGAAGTCATATGAACAGATCTGTCACGTCGATGGAATCAAACTCCATTGCGGCTGTGTCACCAAACGCTTCGCGCGGCGCTGGCCCAGGTCGTGCCGCTGGCGTGATGTAAGTCCGGGACGTGGAGTGGGCAACTTATGCAGCACCAGCTTAGGCGTGGCAAATAACTTCAAGCCATCGATCAGCCAGCCAGTGATTGCCGAAGAAACGACAATGCGGGCACGGTCGACCACATCAAATCCAGCAGATACAGCGCCAGCGCCAGCGAGGCAAGCAACAACTGCGATAGAGAAAAGGCGGTTGGTACGCATATCGAACTCCTAATTGGTGGTGCAGCGGCTCACTGCGGAATCCCTGGCCATGGCGGGCAAACGGGTTACTCGATTCCCAGCAGCGCTTTGGCGGCAGCCTGGTCTGCAGCTTGCAGCAATTGGCGGCCAAAAGCGCCAGCGTCGCTGATGTTTGCGGCTGCAGGTTGGTAATTACCAGCTTTGGCAGTGGTACCAGATGTGCCTAATGCGAGGCTCGATGTGCCTGCACCAATGGCTGTGCGGGCAGCTACAGCATTCGCGGACAGCATCAAGGCCTTGCCTGTTTCAGTGGCATCGGTGATGTCGTTAACGACGATTGTTACGGGGCCAGATCCGCCCCCACCTTCGGCCACGCCCTTGGTCACCGCCTGGTAAATTGTGCCGTTGTCTGGCTCCAGCATGACCGGCGCCCCCAATGGCTGCCAGCCGTCTGCGATCAATCGTCCAATCAGGGTTTCTGCATCCCCTAATGGGGCCTTCACTACTTTGTAGTCGGTGATTGCCATTTTTTACTCCTTGATTTGGTTAGAAATTGGCAATGCGATCGCCAAGAATTTCCGAGTAAGTACGCATGGCTACACCCTGACTCAACAAGCGAGATTGCTCGGATTCAGGCAGGCTATTGAAGATCGGCGTTGAGTAGAAGGCGGCCAGCTTCTCGCGGCGCTCATCGAGTTCACGTTTCTCATCGAGCACACGCTGCTGGTGGGCTGGTACTGTGCAACCGACCACTTGCCAGTCATCGGCCAAGGTGTCATTGATGCTCGGCGCCCAGGTGCTAACTGTCTCGTCTACGTTCTTGAGGGCAAGGTAGGCCGCATAGGGCACCATCGCGCCCTCGCCAAAATGTTCCTTGGCCGCGCCGGTCTGCACCGGGTAGCTGGCGGCTGGCACCAGATAGATGAACAGGCCTTTGCCGTTCCAGCCAGTGCGTTGCAGGCGCTTGCCTAGTTTCAGTTCCTTGATGGCGTCACCGAAGTTCATTGAAATTTCTCCTTGGTTTGGGGAATCACTGGCCAGGCTGCGCGGCAGGTTGCTGCATCAGCTGCGTGTCCATCAGCTTTTTCTGCCAGCGCTGTGTATTCGCTGCTGCACTCTCCGAGTAGCTGGTTTGTGGTGCTGGCGTACTCAATGAGGGTGGCGGCGGAAGCGTCGGCAAGTCGCTGCTCGGCATCGGTGAGTTGCTTGCGCAGGCTGTAAGACTCACGGCGAGCGCGAGTAGCGTCAGCCTGCAAGGCGGCTTGTTTGGCGATTGCATCGTTCAGGACCTCTTGGTAATTGGCGGCCACGTCAGCGCTGGCTTTGGCCACACGAGCATTGGCCGCAGCTCGCTCGATGGTGGCTTGGTGGCGGTACTTGCTTGATTGCAGGCGCTCGTCCGCCAGATCCGCCCCCAGCCGCGCAGATTGGAAGAGCCAAACCAGCACACCGGCAAGAGTGGCGGCGGCAATGTGGGTTACGGTGGATAAGCTCACGCCTACACTCCAGCGACGGATTCATTGCAGCGCGACAACGGCACATTACCCAGACGGTGATCGACCCAGCCGACCATGAAGCTGGAATTGGCAACGCCTTTGGCTAGTGCTGAGTAGTGGGCGGCCTGGTAGCCATCGAGCAGCTTGAGAGTCAGCTCGCAGGCCTTTACCCGTCCCCGTCGTTTCTCTAAGGCCTGGTAGGCCAGCATGGTGCGCGAGCCAATTGCGCCATCGACCACCACGGGCGCGTAATCGCGGCCGCCTCGGCTCAAGTCATTGAGAGATTGCTGAAACCAGCGCGCAGCCCTAGCTGGACCGGCATTGACACCGATGTCCGTCAGCTTCGTGCCCACGGCAGGTGAAAGCGCCAGCACCAGATCAAACTTCGGTTTCTTGATGTAGGACTCGGCATAGATTTCCTGTGCTTTTTCCACACTCAAATCCGCCATGGCTCCGGTGAAACCGTGGTCTCGGGCGACCGCCACGGTAATACCGTGATTTGTCTCGCCGCCTGAGTCATTTGGATCGTTGGAGTAGCCACCCTCAATTGCCACCACACCAGCAATTACGGCCGCGATTAAAACGCTGAGACTGCCCCAGTTTTTGTTTTTTTCGCTCATTCTCGTGTCTCCAGGCCGCAAAGGTCGGTATCCGAAACGGCTGCAGGGGCGCGCGCCATTGCGGCCAGACGCTCACGATCAGCACGGCGCTCCTGGGTGCGCACGTAGTCTCGGCGCCACTTCCAAATCAGATAAAAGGCCTGCAAGGCAATAAAAGCAATTGAGGCCAGCACCAGCCATTCGCTCAGCGGCAGCCCCCAGGCCTTGGTCACGCCAGTGGCAGCAGCGGCAGGACTTGCCTGCCAAGCGGCATTAGCAAGGTCTTGCTTCTGCTCAGCAGTCAGGTGCTGGTGGATGCCAATGAGCGCAAGGAATGCGGCTAGAACTTTTTTCATAGCCGCAGTGTCGCGGCCATTGGCTTTTTATCTAAACCCTATGCAGGGTCAGCGCTCATAGCTGTATGAGTCGGTGCGGCCCCAAGAGCCAGACTGCGATCCAGAACCCGAGACGCCAGCAGAGATATTCACTGCAGACAATGCGCCAGCAGCCAGCTGAGCCGTGAACTGGCCCACTGCCCTTGCCGCCTCCATGGCCAACTGCGCTGTTTGCACTGCATGCTGTGCCTTGACGTTGTACTCGCTGATTTGCGCCTCAGTGAATGCAATATTTGTGCGGGCCTGCAGGTCATACAGTCGCTGGTTCATTTCAGCCTGCGACACGTTGACTGCAGCGCCAGCGCGCCACCCTTCCGTTTCTGCACCAAATGCCTGCACCTCATACGCGGCCTGGCGCAGCATGGCATCCACTTTGGTGCGCCACATTTCCGCATCGGCTTGGTATTCGGCCAGTAGGACACGAGCGCCCTCCATCTGCAGCTGCTTGCCTTTGATCTTGATGTCGGCCTTATTCGATATGGCCTGCACCGTAGTGGCCCAGGCGCGCGATTGGGCTTCAAACATCCCCGCTTTAGCCGTCTCGCCCTTCACTTGTGAGTCGTAGGCATCGAACTTCACCTTTTCAGCACCCACGCGCTCGGCATAGGCCTGCACGTCAGCTCGGTAGCCTTGAAATTGGGCCTGGATCACATCGGCCTTGACTTTGGCGCCATCCATCATGGCCTTGAATGTCTCAACGGCCTGCTGCACGGCGATGTACTTGGCTTTGAACATCTCCACCTCATTGCTGTTGTGGGCCTGCGCGGCCTGGGCGCGCGTTTTCCAAACCTCTAGTGTGGCCAGCGCCCGATCTAGTCGCATGCGGAATGCATCACGCATCGCAGAGAAGGCCTGCACCCTGGCATTGAATAAGCCGACCTGGGCGTTAAACACCATTATTTGTGCCTCAGCACCAAACTTCGCCACCTCAAAAAGCCGTTTGGTTGTGTTCTCAAAGACGTTCTGCACCAGCGTTTCCAATGCAATGCCGCGCTCGACTGCAAAACGGATGTTGTCGATCTCCCATTTGGTGGCCTCAATCAGCACGTCGCGGTTGTGCTCGCCCGCCTGGCCACGGCCCTGCTCTTTGACCACGTTCACTTGCTTGGCCAACATGCCCGGCGGCATTGAAAACCCGCGTGAGGCCCATGTAGACACCGCTTCGTCTACGGCGCGGCGCGTCTCAGCGGTCACGCGGTCGCGGGCGCGGTTGAAAAGCGCATCCTCTACGTGGGCAGGCAAACCGGTACCGCCTTGCATATGCCGTTTGACCCATGCCTGTAGGTCGTCCAGCAGCTCGCTTTCATAGACTGGCTCTGCCCAGTTGATGAACACATTGGGCACAGCAAAATCAACACTTGGCGCCACGCCGTTGAAGTCCTCCAGCAAAGGAAAATCAAAATCTGGGATGTCCTTGAGGGCGCCTATTTGCGGCAAGTCATAGACCGGTGCGCCAGGCAGTGTCACGTCGGTGTCGATTACTGGCCTTGTGGGCGGTACCGGCAAGTTCATGGCTGGTGAGTTCGGAATCGTCAGCGTTGGCTGAACCGGTGCCGCTGGAATTGCATCCATGGCAATGGAGTCAAGGTCGGACAGAAGACCGTCGATAGTGGGGCTTTGGGGCACATTGGGCAGATCAATAGCGCGCGGTGTGAAAGTGGGTTGCGGTCGCAGGTCCACACCCATGTCAGGGGGGGTTGGAAACACAGGCTTGACCGGTGCTGGAACAGCGCCCACTCGAATTCCGCCCAAGTCATTGAGGGCTTCACGCAGCGCAGAGGACCAATCAACCAGGTTGGAGTTCATCAGCGCGCGCTGATCTTCAACCACGTTCATAGCCATGCCCATGGCGGCCAGTTCGGGATATTGGGATGCCATCAAATTCTCCTTTTGGTTGCATCGGCGGTCACGTACAGATCATTGATATGCGCACGCTCGCCATTCAGGCGCAGATCAAACGTGAAATGCCGCCCGCGCAGACCGCGCCCAAAGATGAAGCGGCCATTGGTCAGATGTGCAGCGGGCTCGCCCGCTAGCGGGTACGTCCACGACTGAGCTTGGGCACCGCTCTGCGTTTGGGTTACGGTCATGTTCGCGGTACCGCTCAACTCGTACTCCATAAATGCTTGGGTGGGGTGCACCAGCATGCCCCGCCCAACATCCATTTTTCCGGTCGTCAATCGCGCATCGATGACTTCACCGCCACCGGCCAAGGCCCATACCCCACCATCGCCGGATGCAAAAGCCTGGCCATCGCAGACCACAATCGAGTCAAACGGATAGCGGTCGTAGCGCGACATCGCCCAGCCAGTCGTGTGCGCGGTCCATGCATAGCCTTGTGGAGCTTCCCCTATAGACCGCCACATGTCACGCGCATAAGCTGTTTCAGTCAGTCGCAAAGTGGCGCCGCTCACACCCCAAATCACATCCCGTGCTTTTGCGGATTCAGTCAGACGGATGGTGATTGCCGCGTTACCTTGAATGTGGTCTTTGGCTATCGTCTTTTCCGTGATGCGTATCAACACTCCAGACAAACCGCGCCAATGCTCATTGGCTCTTGCTGACTCGGTGATGTACGCTGTGACAGCACTGGCAAATGTGCCTTTTGACCGGGTTCGCTCCGTTGTGGCCGCGCCAATGCCCAGGCGCATCTGGCTGGATGCTTTTGCTGATTCGGTGATACGCGCTACTGGCGTGCCCTTAAATTGGCCCGATGCTTTCGCAGACTCCACAATCGCCAAACCACGCGTGCCAGTAAACGCCCCTGACGACTTGGTACGCTCCGTAATGCCCAGCGACAGGTCACGCATGCCAGCAAAAATGCCACGCGATACGGCCCGCTCAATCATCGGCGTGGCCACAACACCGGCAAATTGCCCTGATGAAATGGCGCGTTCAACCACCCTAATGCCAGGAGTGCCAGTAAAGGTCGCAGCAGAGCGCGTCGTCTCTGTTTGCCGTTGGCTTATACCCGTGCGCCAAACATCGTTGGATACCGTTATTTCGGTGACATATTCGTGCGCATCACTCATTCACAACCCCTATAAACAGTGGCAAAGGCCGCGCGTCCTGCAATCGGCTAAAGCCTTTTCTTGCCGCGCCTGCGGTCGTCATTTCAAGCATGGCTTGGCCCATTGCGTTTCTTGTTGAGTCTTCTTGGAATGTGGCGAATTGGCCGCCTCTTGGCGGCGACATCATTAGGTAATTCCACTGCACATCCACCCCAGTAAGAATCGTTTTCGCGCCGCGCTGCTCCCACTCCACATCGCCCTGGTATGGCGTACCGGCAGGCTTGACCTCAAGGGTTTGCGGGGTAGGTTTAATTTTTGGCCAAGATCCCCCGCCCGTCCATCCCGATCCAATCGTCCCCCATGGCCCACCACCCCACACGGGATGAATTTGCGGGATCGGCCAATTAATGCTCCTGATGTAGCTTGTGATTACATCCCCTTTTCGCAGTCCAGCCCAATCGCCATCATCCGCAAAATTACATGCCACCACCGATTTATTCGGACCACCTGTTACGGTGACTTTGATTCGACTCGCGCCCCATCCCCCAGACTGATCTACCCAATGAATGGGGTATCTTGTTGGATCGACCTGCCAGCCTAGGGATAGCTGGTATTCAATCTCTGAACGCCCGTTGTTCCACTTCGCGTGCACAAAAATCAGTGCGTTGCGGTTGTAGAAAGGAACGCAGGCGCCCACAGCCAAGGATTGGCCACCATAAACCGTTGTTGTAGTGCGCTCCCGTTGGTAGTACCGGGCTCGGTACAAAAAACCTGGCGCACCATACTGCAGCCCTTCATAATCGAATATGAAGTAAGGCTCGCTGTAACCCAAATCCTTGCCTACGATCTTGGTTGTTGTCACGGTATCGCTGCGCAATTCCTCACGGTAGTCATAGTCCGTGGTGTAGATTCCGCCTGCCACGCGCGCCGTGCCTGACTCTTGTGTGCGTTCGAATGTGCCCACCTGCATGCACGATGGAAATGCAGGGCTATCCGAGAAATGCGAAACGCCATCCTCGCGGTGCTGTTTGACGACTTTCAGAGTATTACCGCTGTAGTAGCCATACAAAACTGTGTCCCAGCGCTGTGGGTAGCCGCTCAGCTTATTGGGGTCGTGCCACATCTCAGTGCGCAAATCGATATTGCCGCCTAGTGCTGTGCTGGGCACTTTGAAATCTATATGCGGGACGTAGGGGCCAGAAGCCACCCGTGTTGCACCGCCGCTGGCCACAGCCAAAGGCGCCAGCTCCATATTGCGCCAATAATTGATCTCGAAATCGAAATCCTGTGAGTCCCAGAATGGGAGCCTGCTGGCCACCGTATTCCTTCCAGAGCGCCACATTTTGAACTCGATTGCGGCTCGCTCCTGCGGCGCAACCTGCGCCAACCCATCAAACAGGCGGCGAAAATATCGCATCAAGGTGCCTTCAGTCTCCTGGTCCAACTGCACCCACCATGCAGGCCTTTTGCCATCAAAGCTGCTCGCGCCGATATTGACTTTCATCTTGAATCCGTGGGCGATCAGCATTCCGGTTTCTTCCACTGGATCGTTGATTCTTCGTTCGATGCAGGTGTTATAGCCCTCTCGCCCATGGTCAGCAAAAGCCCAGCCGCAAGTATCGAACAGTGCAGAGTGCTGGTAAAAGCCACCGGTACCACCCACGCGAACGATGGCACCGGCCTTGCGCCAAGCCTCTCTTGATCCGTCTTCTGGGAACAGCTCGCCTGTTGGCATGCCGCCAAATGTATCTAGCAATTCGAGCAATTCATCATCCCCCACCGAGCGCACAAACGCCTTAAACCCAGCTGTGGCTGTGGTGGGCACAACCGGCAGCGGCATGGCATCTACCCATTGCCCTACCACTTGCACAAGCCACGGCTTACCATCGCCAGCAATCGTGACTGCATGTGTGCGTGAGTAATGAAAGTCATAGCGCACTTGGCCATCGGCAATGGGTTCGCCGCTGCAAGCGATTGGAGTTATTCCCTCCAGCTCCTGGGCAATTTCCTTTTGGTACTCTTTGGGGATAGCCAGGTAAGCCCCCTCGTACACAGCATCACCCGTCACGCCCGATGGAATGCCCTGCTGGCCATAGCCAAGCACGCACTGCACCAGCTTTTGCATGGCTCCTGAGTACCACGATGGGTAGAGCTTGTCGTATTGCGTGAAAAGCATGTCAGGGTTGACCGCACCCAAAGGTCGAAGATCCTGAAACGCCACAGGCACATTGAAGCGCTCAAGCTCCACACTGGCCGGCGCCATCCCCTGCCCGTACTGCACAAGCCGCTTGCGGCATGTCTGAGTCAATGAAATTCGGACCTTGCCGTTCTCTGCCAGATTCACCCGCGTGACAGTCGGCACCCCGCTAAACAGCATGGGCGCACGCGTGGGATCGGTGGCAAATTTGGTTGCAGCTGGCGGTGGCGGCTCATTCTGGCTCAGCACCACCACTTTAAAGACGCCCCCCATATCGCGCAAAATGGCCTCTCGGCCACTTGGGAGCACACGGCGCCAGCGCAAGCTATCCAGTTCGGATACCTGCTTGAAGTTACTCAGGCGCTTGGCGAGAAACGATACTGCTGCGGCATCTTCTGTCGATAGCTCGGCATCCTCTGCGAAGCGCCCATACGGTCTGGGCGCATGCATATCACTGGGTCAGTTCTGTGCGATAGCCGACACGGAAGGTGCCGCCGTTCTGGAACGACTGCGGTGCTGGATACAGGCTGGCAGAAAGCAGCACGCCCGTGGTAGCGCCTTTGGCCGAAGCTGTCAGCAGCGCAGCACCTGTCACATTCACCACCGATTCAGTGGCGAATGTCACCTCGACTTCATTGCCGAAATTATCGATGTGCGTATCGTCGGCTGCATTTGCCTTCGGTGTCCAAGGAATTCGAGTTGTCAGTGTGTAGCCCTCGGTTTGGCTCACAATCTCAGATGCCACAGTGGAGAAACTGGAAGCGGCCCAGTTGAATGCGGGGGCCGTATTGCCAGAAAACAGAGCAATGAAGTAACCCGCTGGCTTTGGTGTAGTGCCATAGGCCACATTCAAGTCATGCAACAAACCTTCTTTCATGCGCAGGTTGCGCGACACATGGCGCGTGCCGTCCGCAGCATCCAGGACGAAATGGCCAGAGACACGCACCGACTCGCGTGGAAATACAATGCCCTCCGGTGTCACCTCATAGTGATCGGCGGCCAAGGATTCGAGCATTGCGCCAGCCAGGCGCTTAGAAACGTTGAGCATGAGCAAACTCCTGTGTAGATGCTATGAGTCTGCCAGCGGCGTAGCTTTTAACGAAACCCTATGCAGGTTGGAGAACGGTCAGAAGGCGCTCGCCCACCAGCACCGTCGCGCCAGCTGTCGCCGCAATGCCGGTAAGCACCGTTCTGTGCAACTCCACAATTTCACCCTCTGAGGTTCCAACCACGTAGCCATTAGCAGAAAGCCACAAGGCAGCTGCATTGCCACCGGCCAATTCGCCAAGCTGCTCTGCAGGCACTAGCGTGGCGCTGCCCTGGATAGGAGGCTGGCCGGCCAATCTGCGCACCACCAGGTCATCGGGCTGCGTGCCGGAGAGGAAAACAATGTGATCCACTTGGCCAACCCATATCCCGCCCTCCACCGGTGCCACAAAGGTAATGCGCTGGGGCAATTGCACAAAGTCGTGCCTGCAGTCGTGCAGGTGCACTGCCATTGGTTTTGAGAAATGTAGGGTGCGCGCCGTGCATGTCAGCAGTCGGCCACGCCAATGGTGCATGAATCTGCCAGATGGCATGGCATCCAAGTGCTGGAACTCAGGCGAGCCACCCAGCGCCGGCGGGGCCACAACATCGGCCGCCTGGGCTGATACCAGGTAATCGCCCACACGCTGCAGCTCACGGCTGCCAGGCTTTGTCATGTAAAGTCGAACGCCAGTCACCGAATCATCGAGCGAAAACGGGAACGAAACCCGCAGTCCACCGGACTGTGCTGGACCAAAAGCCACCTCAGACACCGACGACTCCAGACTGCCGCGCAGCCAGGAAACGGCCACCCCATAATCACCTGGCGGCAGGCTGCCATCAAGATCAGACACTGCAGGCATGCCGGGTGTGTGCATCTGCAACGGCTCTGCCTTTGTTCCGTCGTACACAAAAATGCCATCAGCGCCAGCAACAGCCACGCGCTGGTCAATCACACAATGGCTGGCCCAACTGCCGCCAAGGTCGGCCAGTTCCTCATAACTCCAGTCATCGGGGTGAATTTTGACCCAGCGCGTGCCAAGCACGCCAAACAGATCACCATGCAACGCGCTGAACCACAGGTGCTTATAGGGCGTCTGCGTGACCGCGCGCACCTGGCCGCGCATGTTCAGGCGGCCAGTTTCGGTAATGTCCACGTTCAGGGCTTCTCGCACCCACACTGCAGGCGAATCCCCGCCGCGTACTAGGGCAGCATCCTCTGCGCGATTATTGATTCCTGCCAGCGGCATCAGTCTTGTGTCGGCCATGCTAATGGGCTCCTTGACATATCGGCATTGCCATCTGGGGTGATGAAATGCACCAAGTTTTTAACATCCGGCACACCGGCTCTCATTGCGTCGTAGCCAAGAAAGCGAATGTCTTGGGCTGATTGACCGGCTTCTGGTGTTCCAGTCACACGCATGCGCTTATCAAATTCAGACATCGCGTAGTCCATTTCAAGAGCATCCACTCCATGAGGCTTAATTTCACGAATCCAATGTGAAAGCCAAGCAGTCCCATATTTAGAAATCTCAAAACCTTGAAATTCAGGATTTCTAGGCGGGCCAGCATATAGGCTTTGCCGCATGAATACAGGCCCACCACGCGAGCTGCCTAGACTGCTAGATGCCCATCCAGAAAGCTGCATCTGCCTGTGAAAATGTTGCACCTCATGCTTCGAACCCAAAAATGGATCACGATAAACACCCGAGGGCATCACATAGTGCGTAGGGTCCACTGGACCCAAGCTGGCAAAACGCACGATTGGATTGCCCAGCTTCATTGTGTCTGAGCTGTCGTAATGCTCAGTCACCAAATCACCGCCCAACATGACATGAAAACGCACCTCTAGCGAATTCAGTCCTTCTGGATACAAATATCTGTGCCAATTCTCTATTGCCAAATCGCCAAATTGGGCGCTCGGCAAAGGACCCCAGCGTGGGTATATTGATTGATCTGGGACCGGGTTGAGGCGAAGCCATGCACGACCGAATACGACACCTGGTGCCCTTTCACCCCCATCGCTGTTAACGTAGTGCAGCAAACGAAAGGGGTGGTTGCGAACAGCTTGCGGCGGAGCCTCTACAGTCGCATAAATTGCGTGTGGGCTGAATGCAGGACGTGGCGGATCAAATACCATCGCATTAGGAAACCCAGCTACCAATACGGCCCTGTTCTTATTGCCCAGCGTAGCTGTACCAAAAGCGGTTTCACCATCGACGTCGATGCTGATATTCTCAATGTTCCCGGTTTGAAACTCATGCACAGCGGGTTCATTCGACGACTTCCACCCAGTCACATACACCAGCCGGGTGCTTTGCATATCCCACGGGAATTTAGGTATTCCAACGCCCCCGCTATTGAAGCCCCTGGGAAAAATAGAACGGTTGGGGTCTGGTGGCTCCGGTGGTGGAATGTAGGCGTTATAGACAAGGTGGCTTGCTGGAATACGTGACGGGTCAAATCCACGAAACTCTCGAATCTTGGTTCGATACTCGACCTGCGCCCTGCCGAAAACTTGGTGTGAATCCCCCTGCACATCATAGTCCTGCCACTGCAACCTGACAAAAGGCCTCCCAAACGCTTGTAATTCGGTCCCTTCAAATTGCAACTCGGGCGTGAGATTTTTGAGTGTGGCAAAGCCAAACCAGTCGGATGACTTGCTCCACCTTGCCAGAATTTCATTCCAACGGATACCCACGTCATGGTTGCTGGCGCGAAAAGCGTCTATACCTTGCACGCCAAGATACCGGGTCCATAGTTGCACAACTGGCCCATCAACTTGAGGCGGCTCAATGCTCCAGCGTGGCTCTATTGCAATTGAGCGTAACGCTTCGGAAAGCCACGCCCGGCCAAAAACTATCGAATCAAAATTTCCAAGGCGCTCGTAGTACCGTCGCGTATTTTTTACGTCAGCCGTTCCAAACGCCAACTCCGGCGCAATGCCATCGGGCCCAATGGGGCGCATGTCGTTGTGAACAGCGTTATACCGACTTGAAAAATAAGAGTCCCATCCACTAGGCGCTATCACACGCTCAGCTAAGTCAGCTAAGTTCGCACCAAAATTTAGACTGTCGATGCCCCGTATGTCGATTGTGCGAGCATTGTTGTAGATGTTGGTGTAGCCAAACCGCAGACCAGTGAACCCATACACCTCCATCGCACGGTTGATGTTCTCAATAGCAGTCCAGTGGCCAAAAATACCGCCTTCGGTCTCAGCGCTTGGAGTCTGACTGACGTAACGCAGCATCATTTGGGCTTCAACCCAACCAAAACGGTACTGCTCACCTTCAGTTGCATGGAAGCCGATAGGCTCTATCTGCAGGCGTAAGTTTTGAAGATAGGAAGCGCCCCCCATCGCGCCGGTGCGCCAACCTATCAAGAATAGGCTTTGATCGACAGGCCGAATGGTCGAGCCAAACGTTTGCGAATCCCATGCATCCGGTTTTACTTCTCGCGCTTTGTCTTGCACACGGGGGTTGCCCATGGCAATCATGTTATCGATGCCCCGCGCACGAAAATCACGAAGTGTGTGGCTCACCCAAGCGCTGCCATAGCTGGCCGACTGAACGCCGCCGACTGCTGCGAAACCGCGCACCTCATGCGAGAGCCATGCCTGGCCCAAAGCCATAGACTGAATACCTGAAGGGCGAGGGTAAAACTCACGATGGCTTAGTCTGGCACTGCCATACAGGTTTCTCGGGTTGATGTTGCCTGCGCGCAGGTATTGGTCTCGGTTAAAGGCTCTCGTCTGTCCAAATGCAAGAAAGCTAGAACCTACATGCTCTATATCTCTCGTCCAATTCGATAGCGAAGTTTGGCCAAATACCCCAGACTGAATGCCAGTCGGCCAAATATCCTGGCTCTTTGAAACAGTCGCTGAGCCAAACCTATTGCCAGACAAAATGCCACTTGGCCGCAGTAGTCGCGCATTGTTGTAGATCTGACTCTTGCCAAGTACATGACTACTCCAACCTGCTGCTTGTAGTGTGCGACGCATTGAAACGACTTCAGCGTCGCCAGTGCTCAGGCCATCCCAAGACAAAGGAAAAATGTAACGGTCTTCTCCAATTGGCGATTCACTATCACCAAAATTTAAAGCGACCCTATCCCCAGCTGGTGGCAAATAATCGCCAGCTATAAAATTCAAAGCGACTTTATCGCCTTCAGGTGGGTCGTAGATCGTTACCAATTCACACTTTCGGCGTCAAATCAGAGCCAATCACATCATTTCGCCCATCAAGCCTGGCGATAACATCATACTTTAGCAATGGATTTAAATTTGGAATGAGCCATGTTCCATCAACCCCGGATTTGGTTTTTGCAACAAATAATCCATCCAGTGAAGCCAACTTCGAACGAATTCTAATAATAATTTCCGCAGAAACCGGAATCCAGTCATCGGTCACAATTCCATCAGGATGCGCCCCCGAAAGGCTACCGCGACCATTTGAAATAACTCCAACATAACCCACACCTAATAACTCAGGTGTTTTATTAGAGATTGCGAGCAAAAGATCGTCATCTATAAATACACTTTCATAAGAAACCGCCATCACTCATTCTCCAGCAAGTAACCAAAATCAGGACTAGCCGGATAGGCTCTAGCGTTCCAATATGAAAGATATAGTTTATCAACGCCAGAAAAATCAAGAACAACATCAGAATAAATATCCGAATGTCCTAATTGCACCGTGAAAATTCTTCTAAAAACAGCACCTTCACCGGTGCCTGATACTGGATAATAAATTGGCGCAACAATGGGCACAAGTCCTGACGTTTTCTTTGCTGTGCCGCCAGACCTATAAGCCCACGTTGGCGAAGTTGAATAATCAGACGAATTCGTAGCAAAAACAGTGACATCAGTTCCTGCAACACCAGGTGCGTTTAAATCAGCAACAATTGCAAATCCATCACTCAGTGCGCCATCATTTTTCCTCTGACGTTCTACATGAAAAAAACTGCAGCTTTTATAAAAAACCTGTCCTGCTGCAGATGTCTGCCTGATAAAGCTTGCACCAATGGATACCGTCAAAGAATCGCCGGTATACCTCAAATAATCTCCAGCATGATCTTCGTAGATAGTAGAATGCGACAAGCCAGTTGATGAGGTCGATGCAATTGTTGATAAGGCTCTACCAGATGGCTCTCCAGCATCTGAAATTCTGTCGCACACAGCCCATCCAATCGTATAAAAGGTTGTTGCCGGAGCTGAAATTTGAAATGTCTTCTCGATTCTAAATCCAACAAATATTGGACTCTCCGACTGCAATGAATCGGTAAAGCTATAGAACATCCACTTAGATGCCCAAGGTGGATTACTACTGCTTGGAGGCGCTTGAGATACATCTCCATCAACATCATATCTATTAGCATGCGCAAACGAACTCAGGCCTATCGCTAACAAATAATCATGCATACCTTTCATTGCGGCATGGGTGACGGATTGTGTCGGAAAACTTCTAAATAGCTTTCCTGTTGCTTTAGCCATTTTTTTCTACCCCCATTGGACTCTCATGATGCCAGCATGCTTTTTGATCGAACCACAAAGCGTATTCCTCATAAAACTGCTGCTCATCTTTTCCAGAAGAAATCGCTGATTGGACAAAAGAAATAGCCAATTTCTGGCTATCCAAGTCATTAGGATTTGGAAATTTGGATTCAGCAACATACATCTGAAAAGTCGGCAGTGTCACAACCTTTTCCCAATCGATACCGCCCGCTCGACGCGTCATCCCGAACACTGCTGTTGCATCAATGCCGCTTGGGATTGAGACCATTTGCGCCGGCGGCTTGTCTCTGACCTCCTGCGCCTGCTCACTTTCAGCCATCGAGTCGCTTAAAGGCAACTCTGGCTGCAATAACAGGTCTGCGAGCATGGGTGGCAGCTTTGGCCGGAAGCTCTCCGGGGTCAAATCACTATTAGCCACAGGAATGCAGTCTGCGCAATCATGTGCATCGACATTAACGAGTGCTTTTGACAACCCACCATGCGACACCTTGATGTCGTGCCTCATTGACGCATTCAGGGTCGCAACCGTCCCATCCTTCGCCCTGATAGAAAACGCACCAAATTCGCCAACGATGATGGACTCTATGACCTTGCCGCGCAGTTCTTCTGTCAAAACTTGCGACAGCTCTATAGTGGATTGCATAGGCCTTTAAACCCTGAAAATGCGGTTGACCCCGTTATCCCACACACAAATAATGTCGCCCCCGTTGGGTGTGATGGGCAAGCCAGTTGCTGTATCGATGTAGGCAATTAGCGGGCTGGTCGATTCAGTGCCAGAGTCTTTGTAGATCACGATGGCCTCTATGCTCGGTCCAGACACACCAACAAATGTGCAATCTGCCGCATCGGCAGCACCATTGGTCGTTGTTTTGGATGTCAAAGTGACTGGCGTGGTGACACGCGCCGCTGGCGGAACATCTGAAATGTATTCGTGTGTGTCTACGTTAATAACGTAGGAGCCGGTATCTACCAAAACCACTTTGATGACATCGGATAGCCAGTTGAAGTTGCCTTCGAGGAAGCGCTGCCGCGCCTTGGAGAGCAAAGTATTTGCCATTAGAACCCCTCCTTAGGGATTGAATGGCGCACTCCTGCGCACCAAAAAAAGAATTAAACCAATGCTGGATTTTCAGCAATCACATGCTGGTCACCATGTGCTTCGCCCTGCTTGATTCGCTGGTGTCGGCCATCAATTCCATCCTGCAAGCGCTGCAGTAAGGCATCATCGGTAGCCAGTTTTTTGCGGTACAACCGAATGTCCTGAACCAGCGCGGGCAGCTTCTCGCGCAAGCGTGGCATCGTGGTGTCCACCAGGTTGCCATCCTTGAGCACCAAAAGAACCGGATCAGTGCTGGTCTGCCAGCGCATATCCTCCGGGTCGGCCAGGTAGAAATCGCCGCATTGGTGCCAGAAGAACAGCGTTTTTCGCATGTCCTGCGGCCCAATTCGCCGCATCTTGGCCTGTAGTACGATGTACTTGGCCACTTTTTCGTCTGCTGGCAAGGATGAAGTCTGGATGCGCAGCTGTTCTTGCATTTCCGTTTTATTCATGATGCTTTGCCCATGGTTGGAGTGCCGAACTTTTGCAAGTCACCGCAACCAAGAGACGCGGCAGTAGCGCCCCCTGGTTTTCCTGGCTCTATGATTCGCACAGAGTCGTCAGCCTCTACACAGAGTCGCGCAATAGAGCCGGATTTGCGCTCCAGTGTCACGCGGGCCGCCCCAATATGAAACGACTCGCCGGCCTTGACATTGATGTACTTGCGATTTTTCATAGCCTGATTGAAACACCTTTGCAACTCTGGAACAAACCCCATGCAGGTTCACTGATTCGCCTCGGCGGCCATCGCTCGCATTTGCTGGCGGATAGCTTTTGGTGATGTGTCCTGAATGCGCTGTGTTCGATCCTTTTCCATGTTGCGCACGCGCTTCCAAATGTCCGGCATCTTGATGATGATGCGCTGGTCAGGGTTGTTGCGGTTCCAGGCCTCAAGCCTGGATCTGACATTGGCCAATGCCGACTCATCTTTCTCAAAAAGCGCCGCGGCCCACTGTGCCTTGATTTCGCTGCTGGTGGTCGTGTAAAAACTGCGACTGCGCAGCATGAAGCTGTTGGTTTCCTGGACTTCCGAAACGCTTTTAGGTTGAAAGCCCGCCGCCTTCGATAGCGCCTCGGTCAACGTGGTGTCGAGCACCTTGTATCCTTTGGTGTCCTTATACATGCCACTGACAGCCATATCCACGCCCTTGGCCGCGTTGCGCACTGCGTTGGGCGACACTTCCAGTGCTGCGCCAGCAACGTCGCCAGTCAGCAACTTGCGTGCGCCAGTGAAGCCGCGCGATATCAAGTCGCCGGCTGGCCCCACGACTTCCAACAAGTCACGCTCGCGGCTTTGCTTGCTCAAGAAAAGGCCGGTACCGGGAATCAGGTTGCCCAGACCCAAACGGCCAGACACATCGATTGGCGCACCTGGTAGGCCCGACATACCTTGCTCAAAGAACTCGCCCAGCTCGGCGCCAATCGTGCTCTGCAGGAACTCCTTTCGCCACTGCTTTGCACTGATGTTGTAGCCCATCAGCTGGCCAGCGCCATCAATCAGGTCTTCAGCATCCTCCACAAATGGCAGGCCGCCAGCGCCAGCGGTCAACATCAGCATGGCAATCGACCAGCCCACGGCGCGGCGCGCTGCTGCACGGCGTGGCGCGTAGGCGTCATCACCCTCACCAGCCTGGCGCGGCGGGTTCCACATGCGGTTCATCAGCTCCAGATAGGAGACGCTGTACGTTTTAAACGTAAACAAAGTCCCGCCGATAGCCCCGCGCGCCCAGCGCGGTTTGTTGGCCTTCGAGTAAAGAAACTGGGTTTCCAGCACCGCATCACGGGCAAACTGGCCGGGATTGGCCATGCCCTGCTCTTTGGCAATGCGGTACGCGGCAATGAAGGTGCTGCGGCGGTTGAACTGCTCGGCCAGGGCGAAAGGTTGGCCCCACGCCACTTTGACGCGCTCCCAGTTGTTTGCCATAGCTGCGCGTGCATCGCCTGACTTGGTGCCGTCTCCCGCGCGCAGCGATCCGGTACCACGCGCCTGGGCCATCAGTTGGTGGATCTCTTGCGGGCTCACCGTGCCGTCTTCCACCGCCTCATGCAAGGCCTTGGCCAGGTCGGGCTCGTATTGGTAGCCCTTTGTGCCCATGTCCTTGAGTGCCCGCGTCATTTGCTTTGCCGCATTGGCCATGCCGCCGTATTGCGACAGCCAAGGCATGGTGATCTGGAATGGCTGCATCATGTTGACCGCAGCTGAAGCCACCGAACCGCCCAGGTACTGCGCAAACAAGAAGCCACGAATTGCCTGGCCTTCATCCTGTGGATCTTGGATGTAACTGCGCAAGCTCATAGCCGCGTCGCGCAGCTCGCCCTTTTCCTTGGGGATGGCCTCGACTGCCGTTTCCATGGTGCCGGCATTCAGCCCGCCCGAACCCAAGCGGGCATTGGAATACACGAAACTGGCCAGCACGCGGCCGACGTCCTCGCTGTAACCGTCAATGCCCTTGCGATGAATCAGGCGCTTGAGGGCGCTGTGGTTGTTCTTGGCCAACTGCAGGTACGCCTGGAATGCCTTGTCTTTAGCCTCGTTGCCGTCGCTCTTGAGCCCCAGCATCGAGCCGAATTGCTCCAGGCTCTCAGGGGTAATGCCTTGGAACAGCTTGAATGCCTGCTGGCTCATGGTGCCTTGAGTGACTGTCGCACCAGGGAATACCGTGGCCATTTTGATTCGCATCAGGTTGGCCTCGCGCTTGCTCTCAAACATACCGAAGTATTGGCGCTCGCCAGCCTGGTCAACCACATCTACGGTGTATTGACCAAAGCGCGACAGCGGCGCGTAGCCGTAATCCATCAGGCCTTTGGCCGTTTCGTAGCGGTTCACCACCGAGTTATTGATTGCCAGCAAGCGATCTGCCATGTCTGGGCGCTCTTTGGCTTCTGTCTGCAGCGTCTCGACCACCAGGTCAAAGGCATCTTTGAGCATGGGTTGCTCCAGCACCAGCTCTCGCAAATCAGCAAATTCATCACCCAGCATGCGCAGCATGTCGGTGCGGGCGGTCATGTCGATACTACGGTCAATGGCGCCACGGGCCTCGCGGTACAGACTCACTTGCTGCTCGGTCAGGCCAAACCTGTCTTTAAGCTCTGAATCAGTCCACACCACACCAGGCTTGAGGAGGTCTCGCTCAAACTTCCCATTTACAACGGCATCAAATTGACCGACTGGCATGCCGCTCCACATTTTGAGCACCTGATCGGACACCTTGCCCGAGCGCATGAGCATTGCGGCTTTCTCGGCAGTTGGCGTGTCGCTGTACTTTTTAGACAGCTCATCTACCAGCATTGGCTTGCCATCCATGTCGCGCGCCCACATCAGCGTGCCCTCGAACAGCGGTTTGGCCACGGCTTTGTTGTCAGCTGCGGTGATCGGCTTTTTCTTCAGGTCGCCCAGGCTTTCCACACGCGGCATGAGGCGCGGCGCCGCGTCGGCCGCATCATTGGCCAGCATGGACACGTCATCAATAAAACGCTGCGCTGATTCAAACACCGGCTTGAACTCAGGCGCGCGCAACGCCAGGTTGCGCATGGTGCCTACGGTTTTATCCCAAAGTGACACCTTACCAGGATGTGTAAAGGTGTGGCTTAGTTGGTCCAGAGCGCTTTTTTTAATGCCCTCAATCGCCTCTGTACTAAAAAAATCAACATCCTCTTGAGGCTCGATCTTGCTTGCTTTGGCCAAGGCAGCTACACTGACCCCTGACGGCCCCGATCCAGTAGGATGCACCGGCCCGGTGGAAACATCGGGAGCGACTCCAAACATTTCGGGGCCGTTTTCTATTTGCAACGCAGTAACATCGTAAAACTTGTGCGGAATCCCATTCGGATCAAGCAAAGCCTCACGCACAGTAATCTTGGCCGCATACACTTTGCCACCCACCTCTAAAGGTGCCACGAGCGTGTGCATCATTCGCGTTTTGTGCGCCTTACGCTCATCAGGTGCTGACTCTTGCACTTTCACCGCGTTTTTAATCAAATCCGGCAGCGCCTTCACAATTTCCGTGCGCCAACCGTCTCGCAAATTGCCAGAAGTCGCAAAAGCAGTATTGCGTCCCTCTGAAGAAAACTGAATCTGCACACCCATGTCATCATTTGCAAAGGCCTTGCCTTGCAAATTAGTGTTGTACCAAGCGCCAGCAAGCTCTCTCAATTGCTTTTGGCTACCATCCCACCCTTCCAGCGCCAGCTTTACTGGCTCTAAGGTACGAGACTCTGCCATGTGTGCATCCGCAGGCGTATTGCGCTGTGCAAGCACCGCGCGCACTCGCATGTCTTCACGCATCACATTGACCCCGATGTCCAGCGCCCTGGAAAGTGCATCAGTAGCGTTATTGGGCAGGCCAAGAATATTTTTTAGCACCCGCAAAAAGGCATCCCATGCTGACTTGGCTATATTGCCAGCCGGCGCGTCGATATTCTTGAGAAATCGCTGAAAGTCCGGGTTGGTGAAGGCCTCCGCTGCAAACTCGCGCACGTTCTTCATCCCGTAGTACCCAGCCGACCCATGGCGCTTTTTAACGTGTTGGTACAGCTTGGACATCTGCAGGGATGGCAGGCTGTTTTGGTGCAATGCGCGAATCGTCACCGCGTGCACGAACTCATGCATGAATATCTGCTCGGCACGGCTCTGGGCCTCTGGCCCCATCACTAAGGCGTCTCGCTTTGCGCTGTAGTAGGCAAGCCCGCCCTTTACCTCATTTTCAAACACCAACACTGGGTTAGCCTTGGCTTTGCCCATCAGTTTTGCCAGCTGTCTGTAGAATGGATCGCGCGAACCATTGGCGATCATGCCCAGCACATCGCTCGCAGGCTTGCCCTCTTGGACCATCGCCATGATGGCGCGGTCAAATGGCGTGCCTTTTTGTGTCAGTTTGCGCGGAAGGGCTCCGAAGGCATCAATGTCGCCATCAGGCACGCCGACAGCGGCCACCGGCTTGTCGATCACCACCATGCGCGCGGCCACGCCAGTGTTCACAGGTAGGCTCGGATCCATGAAAGAGCCATCTGGTAGCTTCTCATTCGTGGCGCCACGCTCAACCAGCCAAGAGCGGAAGGCCTCTGCGCGTTTGTTGGACTGAAAGAAAGCGCCCTCGCCCATGATTGACACAATCCGGCCACCTGGGCGCAGCAAGCTGTAGGCGTGCATGACGTGCTGGATGTCGCGGCCTTCGGAGAATGGCGGGTTCATCACAATGCGGTCATACCCGGACCATGAGCCGTTTTGAGCGATACCGGTCAGTTCGCCACGGTCGTATAGACCAAGACGCTTGCCGTCTGCATCCTCCAAACGCACGCGCTGGCTCCCCATGCTTCCTACACCGCGCATCGTTCCCTCGACGCCATCGGGAGCACGAAAGGTGTCTCCATATGTGAAGAAGCGCCGCGGCTCCAGGGTTAGGAAGTCATCAACCTCGGCCAAATGAAACCCCTTGGCCTCCAGAAGCTCGCGACGGCTGCCCGAAAGCTCCACCACGTCAGGCCACACGCCAGAATCTGCAACGATGGCATCAGCGATGTGGCCCATGCCAGCTGAAGGCTCCAGCACAGCCATGCCTTCGGTGATTTCTGCAGCGTCTAGCATGCTCTGCACCACCGCTGGGCTGGTCGGGAAGAAGTCCAAACCGTCATTGGCGCGGCCCACCATGGAGCGCTCCAACTCCTTGATCCGGTCTGGCGAGCCCATTTCCTGCTGCAACGATGCCAGCTCGCGCAAGGCACTGCGGAACTCTGCAGGCGTCTTAATGCCCATTCGCTCCAAGCGTTTGCGGTTGTCGTAGGCGCTCTCCAACTGCCATGGGATGGCCAGCTCTTTGCTGCCCTTGCGCTTGCCCAGCTTGACCAAGCCCTCGACAAACTCCAAGCCCAGACGCATGCGCTTGTCACCGTCGCCTTGCCACAGCCCCTGCTGCATGGCCTCGCCTGGTGAAAGAATGACGCGGTTTTGGCCGCGCTTGATAGGCAGCACAATGGCTTTGCCCACCAGTCCGCTGCGCTTGATGGCGCGCTCGGCCGTTTCTTTATTGGCGAATTCTGCAAAGCCGCCATCCGCCTTGTTGCCGAAGTGGCTCACGCGTAGCAGGTTCTCTTTGGCCCAGCTGGTATAGGCATCGGTCACATCATCAGCAGCCTTGGCCAGCAGCGCGCCCATCTTCTTGCCGCCGTCAACTTCCTGCAACTGACGCGCCAGGTTCGCCAGATCACTGCGGAACATTTCAAAGCGGGGAAATTCTGCGAAATCCACCGTTTCGCCATCGATCGGCTCGCCGCTGCGCTTCATGCGTTCGCCGTACTCAGGGTACTTAGCCTGCAGCTGACTGCTCTTTGCATTGCGCAGCTGGCCCATCAGGTATTCGACCTGTGTCCGCTGACGCACCCCGTCCAGGAACTGGGCCTTGCCATCGTCAATAGCTTTGGCGATGTTGCGCATCGTGCCCGCCAAAGCTTGCTGCATGCGTGCAGCTGCCTCAGCAGAAGCAGCAAATCGTGCACGGCGTTCAGTGTTCACCTTGCGATCAGCGCCCAGCGCATCTGCGGCGCGCTCATCCAGCGCCTCGGCCATGGTGCGCAGGCGCTCGGCCGCGCTCTGGCTCTTGTCATCATCAAAAGCATCGCGGCGCTGACTCGCCAACTCCTGCGCCTGTGTGGTATCACCGGCCATCAGTTTCTGGAAGGCCTCGGCCGCCTCTCGGGTGCGGAACTGGAAGCCTGGAATCGCGCCATTGCCGCGATAACTGCTGTAGCTGCCACCAAGCTGCTTGGCGCTGGCATTGAGGGTGTCATAGGCATCACGCTCCACGCGATCAGCCAGCGCCACCACAAATAGGTCGTGCCCTTTCTTGGTGTGCTTGGTGGCGACGACTTCACCAGCCGTAGTGTTGCCTGCGCTCTGCACAGAAGTCAGCGCCTTGCGTTTAGCTGCCTCGCGCGCCTCTTTGGTCTGCGCTGCCTCCAACGCGTCAAACTGCTGGCGTTGCTCTGGTGTCAGTCGCAAGAATGCGGCCGTTCCCGAATCACCCTGATCGATCCAATGCTTCAAAAATCCTCGGAAGTCCTGCAAGGTCTTTGGGCTGGCAAGCGCTGCTGCCTTTGCTTCTCGTTCGGCCTTGAATTCGTCACGGATCGATTTGATTTCCGCCGCGCGCTTGCTCAAATCTTCAGCCGTTGTGTTGGCTACCAGCTCGCGCAAGGCCTCGGCTTGTTTTGCGCGGTGCGCGCTCATGCCGCTTGAACTCAAGACATGGCTGCTCGGGCCATAGCTGCGCCCCAAGGCGTAAGTCTTCATCATTTCAGCGTAGGCCGCTGCCACGATGTCGGCTTTCTTTTCTCCCTTGTTGCGATAGGCAAAGACCGTCCCGCCAGCGCGCAGAAGCTCGTCCTTGGTCAATTTTTCCAACTCGGCAACCACTGCGTCGCGGTTGGTCTCCAGGTCGGCAAATGCGCTCTTGTACTCATCCAGGTTCAGAGTGCCTGCGCTGATGCCGGCCTCAATGGCGTTGTGACGAGCAAGAAAAGCAATAGGCTCAGGCGCTGCGATGGCCTTCTCCACCGTGAACGTCACGCGGCGGCCTGCCGCCATATCCGCCTTGAAGGACGTGCGCCCACCATCGACTGGGTCAAACACATGCACATCACCTCTTGGGGAGATGCTTTCAACCAGCAAAGGCACTCCGCCCCTCACATAGTCAAAATCCTTTGATGCCGTGATCGTGTCGCCTTGAACGGCTCCATTAAGGTAATCAGCCGAAATCTCGGCGATTTTTGCCTCTGCAGCTTTGGCAACCACACCTCTGAGCTTCTTTGCTGACACGCTATTAGGTTTTTCGATCACCACCTTACGCATGCCACCCTCACGCATAACCATGCGTTGACCGTCCACGATGCTCTTGAAGTCCTTGGATGCGGCTTTCCACTCCTCCATGGTCATGCGCACCGGCTCTTCGGGCTTCGCCTTGGCCTTCTCCGTCTCGCGGGCTGCGGCGTCCTCTGCTGCCTTGCGCTCACGCGCGGCGCGCATCTTGTCCACCACGGATTGGCTGATCTCGGCCGCGCGCGCTGTCAGCTCAGCCATACGGGCCTTTGCGTAGTCGCCCAGGTTGTGCAGCTTGATGACGGACTTGGCCGCTTCAATGAACTTCTGCGCCTCTATGGCGTTCTCTTCGGCCAGGCGCTGCGCTAGCCGGTCGAGCCCTTTATCCACCTCGGCACGCGGCTTGGCGAACTCGTCGTAGTCGGCGGGATAGGCATACCCGAAGTCGACGCCATGCTGCTGGCCGTCCACCCGGAACTTGCGCTCTGCATGCGAGATCCCTGTGATGACGCCTGTTCCGTATGGCTTCTGTGTCCCGGCAATCTTGACGGTTTCGCCCCGAGCGAACGTCACGGGGGCAACGTCCCCGCCGTCGTTCGCGCGCATCAGGGTGAAGTGGTCGCGGTCGTTTGTGGCACTAGCACCCGTATTCGCTTCTTTCCCTGTAGCTTCCGGCGCAGCATCGGCGCTGTTGCCGGTCAAATTTGAAGCAGAATTTGCGAAAGGTGCCATCGGCTTCAAGATGCTGGGAACCACGGCCGGCTGTTCGCCGAACAGATACATCAACATGCTTTCGCGGTCGCTGTCCGTGAGCACGCCAGACTTCAGCAGCGTGGTGGCCTTAAAGATCGGCGCATTGAATGTGTCGCCCCGGCTCTCAGCTTCTGCCACCGCGTTGTCGATCAGCCATTGAGAGGCGTAGCGCTCGCCCTTCTGTTTCGGGTGGGGACTGGTGGAGCGCCCTGAGCTGGTGGTGAAGGTGTCGCCCGGCATGATGGGGTCACCATCGACGGCGCGGCCCTCGTCGTTCATCGCCCGAGGTGCGGCAGGCGACTTTGCTACCTTTTTGACCGCAGTCTTTGGCACCTGGTTTGCGCTTGGCGAAGCCTTTACTGCCGCCAATGCTTGCTCGACCGGGGCATCCAACACGATGGCTTTGACCTGCTTGCCATCCTCTGCAGCACCTACTGCCTGGTGGTGGCCATCAATAATGTGACCATCGCTAGTCACAATGACGGCGCGATCGCCCCCTGCCGTTTTGGCAGCCGCCACCTTGGATGGCGAATACTCGGCCTGGGTAGGTTTAAGCTCTGCCGCATCCACGGTCTTGGTTTCATGGCCAATGCCCTGAGCATTCAAGTGCTTGACCAGGCCGCCATGGTTGGCAGTGGGAACTTGGGGCATGTCAGCGCGCGGGATGCCCAATGTTCCCGTCTCTGGCGCGAAAGCCTTTTCATCACCTACCACTGGCGCTGCCTGAGCTTTTATGGCGTCGGCAATCTTGCCCTGCAGTTTGCTATTTAGCTTCTCCCACTGAGACTTTGGCAGATTTTTTGCGATGACCGGTGCTACGCCATCCAAGCGCGCCGCCAGCGCGGATCGTTCTGCGGCAGGCATGCGGGCCCACTGTGCACCTGCATCGGTAATTCGCTGTTTTGGGTCAACGGCTTGCGGCTGAGCTTGCGTCGTTGGCGTCGTGCCATCTTGACTGACATTGTTTTGAGTCGCGGTGGCGCCATTGGCAGTTGCTCCTTCTGTGGTTGCTGGTTGCGCGGCTGTCGCGCGGGCTTGAATCGCTTTCTGAATCTTTTCCTGGCGGCCATGTTCACCTGGCAGCAGGCTGGCCAGCTGGTGCAGCTCGCCCGTGGTCATCTCGGCCAGCTTTTTGCGATTGAGCTGGGCCAATGTCGCCAAGTTAGCGCCCTTAGCTTTTGATCCTGGCGCGAGGGGCGAAGATTCACCTCCACCTTGCACCTCAATACGCGCAGGAACCGGCCCTGCATCCTCTTGCACGCTGGCAAATGCACCATCGGCAACATCGGGCATTTCACCGGCGGCCAGGTCTTCATCCAGTTCGGCCTGCAGAGCTTCTTGCTCGCGACGCGCACGACGACTCTGCAACTCGACCGCAAGCTCTTGACGCACCGACTTGCCTTGAGCGCTTTTAAAGGCATTTCTTAGTTGTTCATCCGACCAATCTGCAAACTCTGCAGCCAATTGAACGCCAAGAATTTCCCCGGTCTCTGGATCTACCGTGGTACTGGCCTTCTCTACTTTTTGGCGCGCCGCCTTCATGTCGATCGCATCCTGCGCCGCCGTCTGCAGGACTTCAGATTCGGTAGACTCGGGCTTGGCCTGGGCATGTGCAGCAGCTGTGTCTTGTTGCTGCTGCAATTGATCGCTCACGCCTGAATCAACTGCATGCGCCGCGCCGGCAGACAATGGCCCCGCGTTTGGGTCAATGCCCATTTGCTCAGAAGGCTTTGGCGTGACCAACTCTGGCTGGCTGAAATCCAGTGCCTGATCAATTCGGTCAGCATCCAACCTGGTGGGCGGATTCACGCCGGCCTGCATCAGCCGCTCTTCATCCAGAACCGGGGCACGGCCCTGCTCTGAGCGCGCCTGCTCTTGCAGCTGCTGGATGAATGCGGCACGCAGCGCGTCTTTGCCTGTCGGCGCCGGTGCTTCTGATTCCACCTCTACGGCACCAGGCTGCACTGGTTGCTCCTGGGCTCCACTTCTAGAGGTCACGCCTTTAAAGCCTGCAGCGCCAGCCCCCATAGCGCCGCCCGTCAAGACGCCCATTACGACCGCCGAATCAAGGTCATCCGTCCAGTTATCGCCAAGGGCAATGTTTTGCAGGATCTGCTCAGTGACCGATTGCGGCAGCTCTTCAAACACGCCTTCGGCAATTGCGCCTTTGACCATTGCCGCTGGAATAGCGCGCAATGCAGTTTGTGTTGCTTGGGCAGTCGCTGGGTCGGCAACTGGATCGCGCAGCGCTTTCGCGCCTTGGGCGATCATGATGTCAGCATCACCCACACCGAGCTTTTGCGAAAGCCTGTTGCCAAAGGCACCAAATGCACCACCCAGAACGCCTGTGCCTACTGACAGGAGCGATTGCACCGGTGTGATTAAGCCGTCTTCAGTCTCTTGCCTGATCGCCGCTGCTTGGGCGCCTGCCATCACTGCACCCTCGCCTGCCGCGCTAGCAAACGCAGCACCTTTTGCGCCAGCTTGGCCAAGCCGTGTCGCGGCCATCAGGCCTCGTGCCGCCACGCCACCAGCACCCATGGCACCTAGCGACTCGCCAACGCCCTCAAGAATCAGGCTTGGATTCTGTATCGCCGTTTTGGCCTTGTCGACGAACCCCTCGGCTTCCTCAAACTTGCGATGCGCTTCGCGAGATTGATCAGACTTGATGTTCTCGTTGACAAGATGCTTGGCTTCGGCGGGCTTAAAACCAACTTTTTCTTCAAGAAACTTGCCTACGCGGCCGCCTGTGGGAATGTCGGCTAGACCGACAACAGCCTCGGGAACTGAGATAGCAGCGTTAAGCACCGTGCCAGCAATGTCACGAGCCATGCCCGTGACGCTTCGACCTTCGGGCTCAAAGCCCATATCTTCTTCACTCAGGAAGCGCTGCTTCTTATCCGGGCTATCTGGCGACTGGCTTGTTGAGCCATCTGCCGTGATTCCCATGTCCGCATCGGTAAGATACTTTGGTTTTGATTTGTCTTGTTCCATCCCCGCAGCATCGCGTGCGGGGATGAAAGATCAAAACCCTATGCGGGTAGCCATGCTCGCCACCAGTTGTGCTCGAACATCTAACTCTCTCGGAAAACACAAATGTGAGTTTTTTCGCCAAAACACGCCAAGATGTATCTTATAGTTGCATTGTGTTTATTATTAACATTTAAAACTCCAATGCACGCGAAAATTCTTGCTCCCTTAGCCATCGCACTTTTAGTCAGTGCTTGTTCATCACCACAGCCTACTTGGCGAAAAGCCAGTGTCACGCCAGATGATACAAAGAGTGCTTTGGCTCAGTGCAAGTATGACGTGGGCCTTAGCAAGGTAGCTGAGGCAAAAGAGCAAGAACTTGTTCGTAGCTGCATGGAATCTAAAGGCTTTAGGTGGGTCACATATTGATCCACCTAAAGTTACGAGCTGCGCCACCGGAGACTAGGGGTGAATCATAATTATTACATGAAACTTACAAGTATAGGCACATGGTTAATTTCAAAAAACACCTCGCTGGCACGGTCGTGGCCAAGCCGATCGATCCCGTAACCCTTTATGGCACGCTCGATCGTGAGCATGATAAAGGCCCCTTACGTCCAGCACAAGAAGCGGTCCTAAGGGCTTGGCACCAGAATCAGTCCAAGACACGCGATGTGATCGTAAAACTTCACACCGGACAAGGTAAGACACTGGTCGGTCTGCTGATGCTCCAGTCACGTCTTAATGCTGGAAAATCCCCTGTTGTCTATCTCTGCCCGGATAATTTTCTGATAAACCAGACCTGCGAACAGGCTAAACAGTTTGGCATCCGGACTTGTACAAGCGATGCCGATCTGCCTGAAGAATTTATCAATGGCGATCGCATCTTGGTCACGTCCGCGAGTAAGCTTTTCAACGGCATGACCAAATTCGGCTTGAATCATCAGTCTATTCAGCTTGACACCGTCCTCATGGACGACGCACATGCCTGTGCCGACCGAATCCGTGAACAATGCCGCATTCGTATCCCTAGGGAGGAGCCCGCCTACGCGGGGCTTCTGGCGCTGTTCAATACCGAGCTCGAACAACAAGGTGCAGGTACGTTTGCCGAGATTGAGCAGGCAAAAAGGGACGCCTTCCTTCCGGTACCATATTGGAGCTGGCTCACATACGAGAGCGAGATTGCCTCCATCCTAGCCCAAAATTCTGACCGCAAATCGATCAAATTCGCATGGCCGCTACTGAAGGACATGCTCAAGCATTGCCAGTGTATCGTCTCAGGCGCGGCGATCGAGATAGAGCCCTATGTGGCTCCACTCAATGCATTTGGTTCATACGCCAAAGCGGCACACCGAATCTTCATGTCGGCGACGGTGACCGACGATGCCTTTCTGGTGAAGGGGCTTCAACTTTCACCGGAGACCATTTCGAACCCTCTGACCTATACTGAGGAAACTTGGTCTGGCGAGAAGATGATTCTTCTACCATCGATTATTCATGAAGATCTCGATCGCGAGAGCCGCGTTAAATGGCTGGCGACGCCTGGGGAAAATCGAAAATTTGGACGTGTCGGTTTGATTCCTAGCCATTCACGCTCAAAAGATTGGGAATCTCATGGCGCGAGAATTACCGACAAGAACAATGTCGACGTCGTCATAGACGGACTCCGCAAAGGAAATTACGAGCAGACCGTGGTGCTTGTGAATCGTTATGACGGCATTGATCTACCCGATTCGACATGCCGTATCCTGATGTTCGATTCTAAACCTTTCTCAGAAAGCCTGATCGATCTTTATGCTGAACGGGTGCGACCTAACTCCAAGGCGACGCTCACTAAGACGATGCGCACGATCGAACAGGGTATGGGGCGTAGCGTTCGTGGAGAGAAAGACTACTCCGTAATCATCGTCGTCGGAACGGAGCTTGTGCGCACCCTTCGCGATGCGTCATCCCGTTTTTATCTCTCGCCCCAGTTCGCTAAACAAATCGAGATAGGGCTCGAACTTGGAAAAATGGCGAAGCAGGAAATTGCTGATGGTGAGGACCCAGCCAGCGCATTCAACGGTCTAATCAAGCAGTGCCTTACCCGCGACGACGATTGGAAGACATATTATGCTGAACAGATGGCAGGAGTCGCGCCAGCTGGCGCCAATAAGGCCATTCTAAATATTTATGCGACCGAACTGGAGGCCGAGAAGTACTACATAGCTGGCGACTATGGTGCAGCTACTGCAGTCCTGCAGCGCCTTCTCGACAGCGGCAGCCTAGATGCTGATGACAAAGGTTGGTATTTGCAAGAGCGAGCCCGCTACTTCTACAGCTCAGCGCGTCCTGATTCACAAAGTCAACAAAAAGCTGCCCATAAAAGCAATATGCTACTTCTTAAACCAGCGACCGGCGTGACGGTCACCCAACTGACGATGCGCAGCCAAGGGCGTGTCAATAGAGTCCAGAAATGGATCCAAAACTTTGATAATTATGGAGCTTTAGATGTCGCGGTTACGGATATTTTGGGACGGCTCGCGTTCGGCGTAAATGCCGACAAGTTCGAACATGCGTTTAACGAATTGAGCTTCGCGCTCGGATTTGCCGGAGAGCGCCCCGATGCGGAATGGAAGGAGGGCCCAGACAATCTTTGGGCACTCAATGACAAGCATTACCTCCTCATCGAATGCAAAAGTGAAGTCGACGTCACCCGTGCTGAGGTCACTCAGCGCGAAACCGAGCAGATGAACCGAGCCAGCGCCTGGTTTGACAAGCATTATCCAGGGTTCGAAGCAAAGAGGATCATCATCCACCCTGCGGGCAAGATACAAAGTGCTGCAGCCTTCACTCATTCGGTCGAGGGCATGCGTGAGCATGATCTCAAAAAACTCGTGAAATCGTGCCGAGCTTTCTTTAAGGCTTTCGAAGGGCTCAACTTCAACGATCTTTCAGACGAACATACGCAGAAATTGATTGATCTTCACAATTTGTCCGTGCCTGAGATCCTGTCCTCTTACTCGAAAAAGCTCAGGGAGCTGAAGTAGAGAATCTAAAAAGCATCCCATCGATCTAGGACGCGGCTGCCGAAATCGATGGATTCCACTGCGGATATTTGATGCAAAAGCGGATGATCGCCGCATGATATATGCGGTGTGGGCCGCATATATCAGCATGGCTGCCCATTTTCACCAGAACCTGATGTGTGAGACCAGAATCGATGGCCGGGCTGGATCGTGTTCGGTCGCTAAACATAGATACGGCTGTTCAGGCAACTCAGAAGATCTGAGGCACAAGATGCTCCTTAGCCGATGTAGATCACTGCCTTAGAAGTGCATTTACAACAGAAGGAATCTGAACCAAACTACCCTGAAAAGTCCCCCTAATCGACCATCTTCTGAGCCAAATTTTCATATACCTTAGAATAGAAAGCACAATAGTTATGCCAATTACAGATCTTAAGTCCAAAGCCATGTGTGACTCAAGCAGATATTTCGAAGAAAAAGCATTGCATGATCTTGAGGTTTCTGATCTGGCATTCATTCACTTAGATCGAATTCTTGGCTTCCAGCGACTATCAAACTGCACTCTTTATACTAGCCTTCATGATTTAATGAATACTGCACAAGCCTCCTTCAATAATAACAGAACCAGAATTTACACCCCACTGCTCGCATGCTTCGCTGTCTTAGATCAGATTGGAGGAGCATATGGCAGCAAATCAAAGTCAACAAATTATAGAGGGGGCATAAAAATTGCTCTTGATTTATTCGGAACATATACAGAAAATGAAATAGAAAAACTCTACGCACTTCGAAACGGCTTATATCATGACGGAAGCCTACTAAGCGTTAGCACCAATAAAAAAACTAATGTTATATTTCGTATATCTGAAGAAACGACGAACACCATAACCCATCCAAAACAAGAATGGGATGGAATTTATCATGACGACATAAACCAATACATCACAACCATCAATACAAAAAAATTCAAAAATGATATCGAAAATATAATTACAAAATGTACTAATGATCTCCTCACAGGATCTCTAGAAATGAAAATCAATTGTCCACGAGAATTTTTTTATAAATTCCTTTTTGCCAAAAAATAAAATCAAAAAATCATAATTTTAAAATCAGCCATCAAATTAACTACCAACATATTATTCTTCACCTCGGATTAATAAATTTTGGTTGCTCTTAAATTTTAAAATTACGTGTCAAGTCCCCGACGATCATGAGGTTTGTTTTTAAATAATTCAGGCTTCTTTTTGTACCAATCCTTCATCGCCTGCATGGGGGTGATTGCCCCGAGTGCTGACTGCGGGAATTGCTGGTTGTAGAGGTATACATAACGCTGCAGCGTTGAGGCCAAATCTTCGCTGTCATGAAAGTGATGGCTCTTGAGCACTTCACTGATCCTGCCATTAAAACGCTCGACCATGCCGTTCGTTTGTGGTGAACGCACAGCGTGAGGCGATGCTCAATGCCAAGCTGCTGGCAAAGCTGATCAAACTCGTGCTCGCCAGTAGGCTCTCTGCCGTTTTGGCCTTTCTTGCTGGAAAACAATCTGTCTGTGAATTCTTTGCCGTTGTCAGTCAGGATCTTCTGAATGTGCAGCGGGCAGGCTTTGTTCAGTGCCTGCAGAAATGCCTTGGCATTGGCTGCGGTCTTGCTCTTCTTGATCTGCACGAACACCCACCTTGTGGCCCTGTCAATAGCCACAAAGAGGTAGCTTCTGCTGCTCTCGTCTTGCATCTGAGGCAGGTATTTGACGTCGATATGGACAAAGCCAGGCTCATAGGCCTTAAATTTCTTTGCTGCTGGTTTTGGTGCCTTGGGAAGCAGTTCACGCAGATTACCAACCCCATGGCGGCGCAAACAGCGATCGAGTCCTGAGCGAGAGACGTCTGGGCAGACGAATTCGCGCATCACCGCCAATAGGTCATCGAGTGGCAGCAGCAAGGTTTTACGCAGATGCACTGCAATCATTTCTTGCCCATGGTTCATCACCGTTTGAAGTCGGTGGGCAGTATGGCTGCGATCCTCAAATGAATCGCGCCCTCTCCACTTGCGCACAGTCACTACGGTGATGCCAAAACGCCTAGCTAAGGCTGCATCGGTTTCTGTACTGGCGGCAATCTCGGCACGCACTGCTGGGGTCGTGCGTGCCATCTTGTGCAGAGAAATTTTCATTGCTGGGCTCCTTGCGATACAGGCTTCTTGGCCGCTTTGAGCGCTTCGCGAAGCTCTTGCAGAACCTCTCTTGCTCGAAATAACGGCCAGCGGGAAATGCTAATAGTATCGTCAGGGATGCGACAATTACGCCCTTGCTATAGCAACCTCAGCAAGCGACGTCGTGTAATGCGGCGTCCTGCGCTCTTGCCGCTTCTCCCATTTCTTTTTGCCCAACAATGCCGCGCCAAGCTGAATCGAACCGTGGCCAAATCGATCGGTCACGGCGTCGATCGCTTTCATGAGTCGCTTCGATTTCTCTGCGTCCTCAATGTCAAACAGACCCAGCTCGCTCTGGTGAATGGCCGCATCTTGCAGGTCCAGCAGCATCACTCCCGCCTTGCAGTAATTGATGCCTGGTTTGTAGAGGCGCTTCAGGCCAGCGAGCGCGGCGCTTGTGATCTGCAGTGTGTCTGCGCAAGGCCTCGAAAGAGGCACGACGATTGAACGCGAATACTGCGTGTCTTTAACTCTAAATGGACTTGTGCGCGCAAACACGAGGACTTGCCCGACGTTGCTGTTTTGCTTGCGAGCCTTGGCCGCCGCGCGAGTTGCAAACTCAGTGATTGCGCTTGCAAGCTCAGTGATTTCAGTCACTGGATGGCCGAAGCTCCGCGTGTGTGCGATCTCCTTTTTTGCAGCTGCTTCTTCGATACTGATGCATGACTGCCCATGAAGCTCGCGCCACGTGCGCTCGAGCACGACGCTCCACCGACTGCGCACGGTACCGGCGTCCAACTGCATGAATTGCCAGATCGTCTCAACGCCCGAGCTTTCAAGCTGCTTGCTGATGCGCCGGCCAATGCCCCAGACTTCACCTATCGCAGTGTTTTCATAGAGCAAGCGGCGCTGACGGTCGTTGAGGTCGACCAGATTACACACTTTCCCTAACCGCACAGGGTAGCTGCCCGGCTTACGATCCGTGGTCTTTGCGATGTAATTGGCCAGCTTGGCTAGAGTCTTTGTCGAACCGATTCCGACACATGTGGGTATTCCGGTCCACTGCAGAATTTTGGTCCTTGTGTCCCAGGCGCGCTGCGTAATCTCAGTCTTGCGCACACCGGCCAGGCCGATGAATGATTCATCAATCGAATAGATTTCTTGCTCGGGCCCCATCTCTGCTGCGAGAGACATCATGCGGGCGCTCATGTCTCCGTACAGCGTGAAGTTGGCCGAAAGCGCCACCAGGCCCGCCGTGCGCTCAAGGTCTTTAATCTGAAAGAATGGCGCTCCCATTTTGATGCCGAGTTGCTTGGATTCATCGCTACGGGCGATAGCGCACCCGTCGTTGTTCGACAGCACGACCATCGGCCGTCCCTGCAAGCGCGGCTGAAAAACTCGCTCGCAGCTGCAGTAAAAGTTATTGCCGTCGACAAGCGCAAACATGGCTACACCTGGAACTGTTTAATGGTCGACGTAACGACTCCCCAGACTTCTAGGGTCTGACCATCAGAAAAGATGATCTCTGGATAGTCAGGATTCGCGGGCAGCAGCTTTGTCAGGCTACCCTTTCGGAACAGCTGCTTGCATGTGAATTCGCCGTCGACCACAGCAATCACGATATGCCCGTGCTTGGGCTCGACTGCCTTGTCGATGACAACAATGTCACCGTCAAAGATACCTGCATCACGCATTGATGTGCCCGCAATGCGCAGCAGATACGTCGCTTGCGGATGCTTCACCAGCTCAGCACCGATGTCGATGTGCTTGTGCAAAAAGTCGTCTGCAGGGCTTGGGAACCCCGCTGGCACGCTTGAGAACATCGGCAACGGCAGTGGGTCACCGGGCAATACTTTGAGGGGGATTGTTGGGGCTTGCATGCGTGCATCATGCTCGCATGTCACCAGTGAAACAATCGATTAATGGTCAGTTTGATTGACCTTTAAACGTCAAACCAATTCATTGCGTGAATCGCCTTGATATGTGCCCAAGAGGTCACGCAATTCATAGCCCAAAGTGCTAAACTTAACTGTATGTACAACGGCACAGGCATCTATACACTTCCTGAAGCATCTCGCCTCATTGGCGTGCCTGCTCAGAAGCTGAATCGCTGGTTCTTCGGGTATGGCTACTCGAAAAAATATGGCGATGAATCGGTGCGTGCGTTTTCCGCTCCTTTATGGGAGCCGCAGTTAAGTAGTGAAGAGTTTTCCTCTCCAGTCATTGGGTTCCACGATCTACTCGAAGCTCGTTTTGTTGATGCCTTTGTTGCTCATGGCATCCCATTGGTTGTCGTTCGCCGCTGCATGGAACATGCTCGAGAGCTGTACTCACTTGAGTTCCCTTTTACGTCTGGCCGCTTCAAAACGGATGGCAAAACCATTTTTGCTGAAGAAGTTGAGCGGGCGATCAAGGAAGACGCCCTGCTGGACCTGAAGACGAAGCAATTTGCCTTCAAGGCAATCATCAACAACTCTCTCTACGATGGTATTGAATATGCTGGCGACATTGCATCTAAGTGGTACCCAGAAGGCAAACGCTCTCCAATCGTGCTCAATCCTTCGAGACAATTTGGCAGTCCAATTGTTGAGAGCACTGGCACGCCAACCAAGATTCTGTTCGACTCTTACTTAGCTGAAGGCCAGTCTCCTGCCGCGATTCAGCAAACAGCGCGCACCTATGAAGTGCCCATCAAAGCTGTTGAGTCAGCCGTCCTTTTTGAAGAAAATTTGAAGCGGACAAGGCATTGAAGTTCTTTCTGGATAACAACCTGCCACCAAACTGGGCTGAATGCGTCTCTGGATGCAGTCGAAACCAGTTTAGTGACGGCCATGTTCAGACTGTTACTCATCTAAGGGCAATGTTCCCAGCCAGCACTGACGACCTAGTTTGGATTGAACAGCTTGGCCATGAAAAAAACTGGGCAATCATTTCCCAGGACAAATTCCGCAAAAAACAAGGCGGCGAGCGCTTAGCGCTGAAAGCCAGCGGCATCTCTGTGTTCGTGCTTCAAAAGTCTTGGTCCTCCTACCCTTATTGGGAAAAAACAGCCCAATTTATTCTTTGGTGGCCTAAGATTGTTGAACTGGCCAACAACGTCGAAGGCGTTGCAATGGAAGTTCCTTGGCGACTTTCAGGTAAGTTTCAGCAACTTTAAATTGCTCTGTCCAAGGCTTCATCAAAAAATAGTCGCTTGGGCAATGTTCACGAACTGAAGCACCCCATACTCGTCGCAGTAATGGCGAAAAATCAAAAGTTGCGTTTTAAAAGCACTATGGCATGACGCTCCACTGCTTTCCATTCCAAGTTGCAACGGTTCCGTTTCCACCACGGTAAGTCCTTCCAACCACCCTATCCTTTGGGTTTGCTGGGGCGTCAGCAATCTGCTCAGCACCCTCAACTCTCTCAACCTGCCCTGACCTCTGGTTGTAACGGATCACACTTCCCTCAGTGGTTGAACCATCAGCGTTCTTGGTCTGAGGTGTCACTTGCACACGCCAATCGCTGCCATCCTGCTGCCCCGTCAAAGTGCGCAAACGCTCTGCAATCTGCCCGCGCCGCTTCTCTGCCGTACCCTCTGCCAGCAATTCTTGCTGCAACCCTGCAATAGCTTGCTCACGCTCAAGTGCTGGCTGGTTGCGTTGCTGCTCATAGGCCTGGCCATCACGCTCCAACCCCAGGCGCTCGCGCTGCACTGCATTCGCGTCTGCATCGCGCTGATTGGCGCCGGCTTGCGCCAGAGCTGCACGCTGATTCTGGCCTGCTTCTTGCGCTACAGCCAGTTGCCTGCGTGCTTCGCGCTCTGTTTCCCCTGTGGCCTGCTCTGCTGCGATTCGCGCATTCTGCCTGCGCTCTTCTCCTACATTTCCCAGGCCAGCTGTCATCACGCCTGCAGCAGAGCGACCAGACACGCCACGGCCAAAGCGCTGCAGGTCTTGCGCCGCCCAGCGTGCATGGTTCATGTCCATGCGCCGCTCGCGCGATGCGCGCTGCTCCGCAGAGAAAGGTCCTGCATCCACGACCATGGTGCCGCCGAAACCAAATCCTGATGGCTGTTCTGCGGCCGCCGCGCCAGCTGGTGCCGTATATCCCGGCAAGCCTCGGCCATTTCCACGATATGCGCCCGCCTCAGCCGCCGCTTGGGCTGTCGTTGATGGACTGCCAAGTCCGCGCGGCAAGTTCATGCCATTTGGATCGTCGCTGTACTGGCCGCGACCGTGCCGGTACGCACCTAGCGCCACTTCTGTGCCCTGCTGAGCAGCTCGAGCTGTTGCGGCCGGACTTCCCAATCCTTCAATTGAGGGAAAGCCAATAGCTCGATTTGCCTGTTGATCTATATTCTGCAGCCCGAGCTGTGGTTCGCGTAAAGGGCCAAGGCCACGTGCATTGCTATTTGCCGCAGGCGCTTGTGGTGCAGCAGTACTAACGGCCTGGGTTTGCTCTGCAGACTGCTTTGCCTGGCTTCGTAGATCTGAGAATGGTGTCGGGCTCGACACGTCGGCACCAGCGGGCGTAAGCGCTGGGCTGAGATATGCTGCATTGAATCCTGCTGCGCGCATTGGTCGAATCACAGCAGAGTCATAAGCGCCAGCAAGGCCGCGTGGAATCATTGTGGCTGCATCCGCAACTGCTGCGCCCGCATCAGCGCCCCACCCCTTCACCTTATTCACGACTCCGCCAACCGCCTGCCGGTCTGCCTGAGCTTGTGCGCCCAGCGCAGACGCTCCAGCAGGCTGCGTTACTGGTGCCTTCAATCGTGTTTCATTGGGAATTTGGTCTGCAAGGCTTGTCGTCGGTGTTTGCGGCGCCGGTGCTGCAGCGCGCTGGTGCGTGGCAGGAAAGCTTTGACGCCCTTCCCATGATGGCATTCCAAGCCGGGGCTCTGCAGCTGCTGGCTTTGGCGCATCCGAGAAGCTGTTACCGGAGCGTTGGATACCAAAGCCGCGAGGAGCATTATTGGCGGGCGCTTGTTGGGGTGCTGCTGGCTGCGTGCTCTGCTGTGCAGCTGGTGCCCGTGGCGCATCTGAATAGCTGCTACCCGTGCGCTGCACACCTGGTGCGCCGGCAACACCTGTATTTTGTCTTTGGCGCTCATCCTCAGACACAACGCCACCAGTAGCGCGCCGCAAGAGGCCAAAGCCACCAACTTGCCCGCCATTGGCAAAATAACGCTGCGGCTCTTGCGGCTGTTGTCCAGGCAAACCGCCGACTGGCTGGTGAGTGGCTGCTTTAATTTGGTCCAGCGCCTGGACGCCAATAGCATGCACCTGCTCGGGCGGCAGTTCATGCTCGCCGTTGCTCACGGCAACAGGCACACCGCTTTGGCTATTCCCCATCTGCATGAGGTTTTCATGGCCCAGCGCCAGGGAAGAGTCTGCGGGCATCACATAGCTGCCCTCTGGCATCGTCGTTTGGATGCTGTCAGAAGTGCCCGTGCCTGGCCCGCGAATTGGGCCGCCATTGCGAAAAGACTTGAGGCCAAGCCGTGGTTGTTCTGCAGGGGTTGCTTTTGGTCTTGGCTTGAGTCCGTACATACTCTGTCCTATGGAAGGATTGCTCTGTTGTGGTGCGGCACATCCTCTCGGGTCATGCGCCGCATGTCGCTGTCTGGCAATTCGCCAAAGTAGCTTGTGAATTTCTGCTCAGCCAATGCCGAGCGCTGTGGGTCAAAGGCTTCCGTGTCGGGAACGCTGTAGGCTTGGTGCAGCACCCAATCGAGCAAGTGCACATGGCTGGCCTTGTGGATCTCTGGCTCATCCGTGCTAAGGGAAAGAAGCTCCAGCGGCAGGCGGTACACATCGAGGTGCAACACGTCCCCCTCTTCGATCCGCCCAACAATGCGCAGCGATGTCTCGTCTTGGATTGCCCAGACAGCTGGCCGCTCTTGCTCGTCGCGCCAATCTTGGCTGTATTCGTCCAGCCACTCGCGCGACTTGATCGTGATTGCGCGCGTGCCGCTGCGACCGCGCAGCGTGATCGAAATGATCTCGTACACAGACTCATGCAATGGGTATGTGTGCTGCGCAGGCTCAAGCGCAATTTGCACCACCGCACTGGTGGCGTCATCTCGAAGCAAGCGCCCGCGCATGCAGGCCTGCTCTTGTGCATCGTTAAACCAATCCGTTAGCTCGCCATCGCTCCAGAAAAATGGCTCAGCCTTATCACTGGCCAACGTGCGAAACCTGCGGATCAACTCTTTGAGGTTCATTAGCGAGCCCCGAACTGCTCAACCAGAGTGCCAACTTGCTCACGCAAATCAGCCAAGCTCTTGCGCTTGTCTAGGTTCACCTCGTACTTGGCGGCATAGGCTTCTAGGCCGGCCTTGTCCATGCTGTCCAAAAGGGTCAACGTAGACTCCAGCGCCTGGTGCTCTGCCTCTGCCTCTTGGGCCTGTTGATCTTGGGCCAGCAACACCTTTGCCGCATCTGCTGCTCCGGTTTGCGCCAGCACTGGCTCGTCCACGGGCGTCTGGGCTACCGCATCTTTGTGAATTTTGAATTCCACAAAGCGCAGCAGCTCTTTACCAGCATCGCCTGTTACGGCCTTCACGTCGCCAGGCAACCAGGTTTGTGCCATGTGCGTGCGATCCGTATAGACCTTGCGGCCCGAATATTTGAGTTTCAAAACCTGCATCTTGGCTCCATGAATACCGGCGCTGGGGCAATGGCTGCTCCAGCGCCGGTCTGGTTTACTGGGCTGTGGCCACACCTTCAGCGATTGCGTAAACAATCACCTCGATCTTGGATGCCTTGGCATTTGCGGCCACATTGACCTTGAGGGTCAAGTCAGCATCTTTGGGCAGCAGCACCGAGCCCTTGCTGGTCGCTTTGCGCAAATGCGCTGCAGTTGCGAGATTCAAGCCCGCGCCAAAATACACGGCATCTTGCGGAACGGTGGCGGAATCCACGCCATCGTTGTAGGCAAAGCCCAGATCGCCGGTAATCGTGGCCGTCATGCCCTCGCTGACAATGACTGCACTGTCGACAACACGAAAGCCTGCTGGGATCTGCCCCAGCACCACCACATCACCAATTGCCAGGGGCGCATCGCTGCTTGCATCCAATGCCGCGCCTGCTGCATTTGTCTCCAAGACAAAACGCAGCGCGGACAAATTACCCCAAGGGGTTGAGCCCAGCGCATTGCGGTGCGCCTGCTTCTTCGTTACTTTTGCCATCTCTTGGCCTCCGAATAAATTGAAATGAGAGACAGGGGCCGAAGCCCCGTGCATCACGCTTGCGCAGAAATACGCACAGCCGTATCGATGGCAATCACGCCATGGTCAGTGAAGTGCTTGACGCCACCGCCCTGCTCAACCAACCAGCGCAATTTCTGCACGCCGTGGATAGCGCCGATCAACAGCTCTTCCTTGTCGTCGTGGTCAAAGGTCTTCTCTTTCCAGAAGTACGGCATGCCGCCGTGCTTGGAACGGCCAAATGCGTGAGCCAAGGCTTGACCGCCCAACAGCACTGCACGATCAATCGCGTGGGTCGTGCCGAATGCCTCAGGCACTCGGGCGATGGACTCGTTTGCACTTGCGTAGTCCGCGCAAAAGCGAATCTCATTGCCCGCATAGAAGCGAATCGGCTTTGGCATCTTCATCAGCAAGATGCCATTCCACAGGCCACACTCGCCCAGGAACAGCGGGTGCTGCTTGGCTTTGGAGGCGCGGGCCAGCGCATTGGCCTGTATGGCGCGGAAATCCTTCGAGCGGCTGAACGAGCTGTACTGGTCTGGGGAGACCAGCATCACGCGCAGCGGCGAATCGTTGGCCACCACATCACCTGGCACCTTCACTGCAGGCGGCGGCAATGGAATGGTTTCGATCATGGCGCGCACCGAATCAACCGTATCCATGTCCAGCTCGTCGGTAGACTGCAACGTCACTTCACCGGCATTCACGCCAAAGCCACCAATGCCATTGGAGCCGCCAGCAATGTAATGGCGGTTCTTGGTTGGCGCCAACACAGGGTTGACAACGATTTCAGCAAAGTCGGCATGCTTCTCGGTCGGCACGCGCCACTCGATGTTGTCGTGGAAACCGCGCGCGCCAGCCAAGTGGGTCAAGAGGGCTTGATCCTGGTAGCTGTCCATCAGGCTTTGCGCAATTGGACGGCCAATCTTGCGAACCTGCACAGGCGAGCGCAGCTCATCCATGGTGTCGCCCAAGTCCACCGGAAAGCGGGCTTGATCCACACGCACACGGCTGTTGTCATGCTTGATGCCAACGCCCTTGCCTTCTGCCATCTTGCTGCCCATGATCGGGTATGCGCCCACTGGCTGAACAAAGTGGAATCTCACTTCATCACCAGCACCACGGGTCAAATCCACGCTGCGCACAATTGGCAAGTCAGCGGTGGTTTGTTTGCGGATATTCTCTGCCGCACCAGCCTCGCCCTTTGGCATGGGGCCAGACAGACGCGCCAGTGTCGAATTGCGCTGCATGCTTTGTGCGAACAGGCCTGCTGCCTGCACGAACATAGCATTAGCGCGCGATGTTTGAGTTTTACCGGACATGATGTCCTCCTGCTATAGGGATGGCAGCCATTTGCGACTGCACATGGTGTTAAATCTTGTCGAGCAAACTATCAATTTGCTCTGGCGTCATCCCATGCATTCGGTCGAGCAGCGCAGACGGGTTGCCCGCGCTCTCCAAGACCTGCTGGGTTTCATCCTTCGGTGGCGCTCCAGCCACTTCGGACAAAGAAGCTGGGGTATACCGCTGCACCTCCGGTGCTTTGGCGACTTTGGCTGGCTGTGCAGCGCTTGCACTGGCCTGGCCTTTGAATGCATCCAGAACTTCGTTCACTTGGGTTGCTGTACCCGACTGCAATGCATGCTGGACACCTTGCGCGGCAAAAGGCGGCAATGTGGCAATCCATGCACTGAATTGCTCAGATTGGTACACCTCCGACGCATCAGGATGCTTGCTAAAAATCGCGTCGAAGTGCGCCTGCTCCGCTGTGCGCGACTGCTCTGCGAGTTCTGTTTGCTTCTGATTTGCTTGGATTTCGGCCAGCAACAATGCGCGCTCTTTGGCCATCAATGTCTGCACACCTTTGGCAAGCCCCTCTTCCGAGAAATCACCAAAGATAGAAACATCAACGCCTTGCTCAATAGCCTCTTGCGCGGTCTGCAGGTTTTGGCTGGCGCTTGCCGCATCCGCTGGCTTGCTGCGCAACTCCTGCAATTCACGCTCCAACTGATCGATCCGCTCTTGCGCAGTTTTTGCTGCATCACGCGCTTCGGTCAGCTTTTCATAGGGGATCGTGTATGCACCAGATCTACTGGCAATTGGCGCTACTTGCTCGCCATCCGGCAAGCCGTTTTTCGCCGTGTCCTGCTTTTCGGGTGCACTAGCGGCCGCCTCAGCCGCTTCGTTTTCGCCGCCGTTATTGGCTTCATTGCCTTGCTCGGATTCATCCAAATCCTGACCCTCAGACAAATCGCCAAGCTCTGCTTGCGCCAACAATGCCGCTGCTTCTTGCGGTGACAAACTCATGTATTCACTCCATATGGCCATCCAGCCAGCCGGTGTGCAATTGAGCAAACAGCAAGGGCTGCAGCGCCTGCTGTTCACTCTCCTGCTATGGGATATGCAACCTCACAGAGGTAGCGGTTCACGTCACGCTGCCGCGCTTTGCTTGAATCAGAGTGTCTTAATTTTGTTCAGACCATTCAAACCCTAAGCGGGGATGTGGCAAAGCGATCAGGCATTGCTATATCATTCGATACCAATGCAACATTAAGAAACACTAAATGAAACTTAAAACCATAGCCTCAGTTGCTGCAGGTACTTTTGGATTGTTGGCGTCTACAGTTGGGCTAATAGCAGTATTTTTCCCGTCAATGCTTAACCTTGAGAAAAAAGCCCCAGAACAGCTGCAAACACTTATAGCTAAAGAGTCGGACGTTCTTGAATTGGAAACATTTTTAAGAAAAAACGTTGGCAGGTATGTTTATCTCGACTTAGGCATTTGTATCAACTACCCTGAAAATGCTTGTCCCAAGATAAGACAGGATGCTTACGGCATTGATGTTCAAGGATGTGGCAATAGCACCAAGTATGACAGCCTGTCCATAAACCCCCACAGCGATACTTCAGACCCCATTTTTCTTCAAACGGGTGACCTAAGAGATCAATGCGTATGGAAAGAATTTGATCACGCCTCAGATGGTGAGCTTGTTGCTGCAGGATACTTCTATGTTCCAAACAACTTCGAAAACTTCCCCGAAGGTTTTCAACATTGGCACATTAACCGATCAACTGAAGAAATTGCATTGGGCAAATAGATAAAAATTATTCTTTGGACGAGTAGCATTGATGGGCGGTGCTGGCTAAATCAACCAACCGCGCTCTTGCATGAAATCGACAGGATGCTTTGCGCTCTTGCTTAGGTTGCATGGCGGGCAAAGGATTTGAAGATTGGATGCCGCGTTGGTGCCGCCTTTTGAAAGAGGCGTGATGTGATCCAGGTGATAGCCAGATCGCCGCACATCACATAGACAGGCCACACACCTTGACCGCTGCCTTTTCAAGAGCCCCTCAACAATAGCCTTTGTCACGACTCCTTCAGCACCTCGACGCATAGCTTTTGCAGCTTTGCGACCTGGCTGCAATCGCTCCTTGTTCACCCGGTAAAACAACCGAGATCGCTGACGAAGTTCATTTCGATTGACAAGCCTGTACTGAGCCCTTTGCTGATTCACGCGCTCGCGGTTGACCTCCACATAAGCCTTCGCATCCGCAAGCAAACGATCTCGATTAGCCCAATACCGTGCTTTAGCTCTTGCTCGCGCAGCTTCTACATTTTCTGCAGCATATTTCCTAGCAATCGCCCGGCGCTTTTCTGGATCCTCCCAATAACGCTCTTTTTTCTGGGTCGAGATTTGTTCCGCATTTTCCTTGTTGTACAGCTTCTGCTTTGCAGCAACGCATGGCTTGCATTCACCTCGCAAGCCATCTAAACAGGCAATGCATTTATAAAATGCTGACCTCGGTTTTTCTTGTTGACACTTAGAGCATTTTTTTGAAGCCGTGTCTTCCATTTCGCTCATTGCGACTCCTCAATAATCAAAGATGGCTAAAGCCCAAGCGGATTTCACGCTTCTTTGGACTCGCATTGTTTAGTCAGCGCGCAGCGTTTCAATGCCTTGATTTGCCCCTGCAGCAGCGCTATCAGCCTGTAATGGAAGTTGCGGCGTTGTTGGACTAGTGTCGCCTGGCACCCCACCTGGCTGCTCCACGCTCACGGACTGTGGTGGTACTGGATAGTTCGGGTCTTGTCCGGCTGGATTGGGTGGTTGCCAACCTGCCTGCTTCATTACTACATCGCCGATTGGCGCCACCAATGGGTTTAAGGCGATCTTCTCTCCAGTTTGCATCGCTGCGAATGCGCTTGTGACACCGACCTGAACCGCTTCGCGCACCAACTTCTCGATCTGCGCGTCCGCCATCCGCTCCTTGACCGACAGCTCCCGCTCTTTGAGCTCGTACATCAGCTCCTGTTTGACCTGCTCGCGCACCTGCTCTGGATCCGCCTGGCCATTGGCCTGCTGGATCGCCTCGACCACCTGCTTTTTGCGCGGCAGATCCATCAAATCCACCATGAACGGCATCATGACCTGCTGCATTTGCGCTGGCAGCGACTTGATCGACTCAGACAGCGCATTGAGCTGCTGCGCACGGAATCCGCTTGAAGATGGCACATCCTCTAGTGCGACTTTGAGCCGAGTGCGCTTGATGTCGTTGCTGCGATAGGCAACGCCAGTGTGCGGGTCGACCTCGGGGGCATTGATCACCACTGTGCGCGGCGGATTCAACACATCGCCCTCGATGACGATGGTGGTTTCTTCCTTGCCCATGTCAGCAATGATGAGCGCCATGAGCAGCTCGCCAACCTGGGTGCGGGCATCCTTGAAGCTATCCATCAAGTCGGCAATTGAGATCTCGGACTGCTCCAGTTGCGTTTGCTCCTGCAACCCACTGCGCGCCGTTCCCTTCTGCCCCTGGAATGCTGGCGTTATGCCTGAAACGCCCTCGATTGATTGGCGCGAGTCCTGCATCAGCTGAAATTGCTGGTCGTTGAGCTGGAAGTCGCGCTTGACCTCAAACCGCGCGCCCTGCTTGGCCATATGCACCTCGTCCAGCACGATGTCAGCGTCAACCCTTGAAACCTGCCTGCGGAATTGCTCATCCGACATGGCCACCGCTCCCTTGGTGCGTTCTGTACGGGTAGCCGACATTCCCCAGCGCAGTTTGCTGATGCTGCTGTTGAGGTTATCCTGGGGAAAGATCATGTCACGCACCAGGCCGTAGGGCACGCCGGTCATGTCCTCCCGATAGCCCCAAACCGGCACATAAGGGAAGTGGCAGTGCGGGTATGGGCTTGGCCGGTCCACCAACTGGTGCGGGCCCATCCAGAATGCCTGGCGCACGCGGCCCATCAATTCCTCAACCAGCCTACCCCGGCCAGTGGTCACGGCCACCTGGTGCAGCTCGTTGGCCTGGTCGTATTCAACCGCGCGGCCATCGGGCATGCGCAGAATCGTGGTGCGCACCCAGCGCCGGTACCAGACCTCAGTGATGGCGATGGTTTCATTTTCGTCGTTGTACCAACTGTCCTCTGTCGCAGTCCATGCGCGCTCCGCGTTCGCCGCATTCAACAAGCCAGTCGACAGATCGCCTTCCAGCATCTCGCCGGCATGGCCTGCAATCCACTTCTCAAGCGATCGCAGGATGATAGGCGCATGCTCTGGAAACAACTGCGCAGCCCTTTGCCGCTCCACCCAGCGGCGGCGGTACAGCCAGCGCGCATCGCTGAGGTCTGGCTCTTGCGCATGCATGTCCCAGAACACCTCATTGCGGTGAACGTGGCGGCATTTGTATGGGAACTGGATACTGTTCTGCGCGCTTGCCACTTCAACCCAGCCCACGCCAGTCACGATCATGGACTTGAAGGCCTCCGACAACGCGCGATCCGCCTTGGCATGGCGCTCCGCCTGGTTGAGCCGGTAATTGAGCGCATCAGCCACATCTTGCCCACCAGGGTCGCCATCGGGTGTTACGCGCCAATCCGTGCGTGTCTTGGCCTCATAGCCACAGACCGCGCGGATGGCTGGCGTGATTTTGTTCTCCTTGGCTGGCGGAATGCCCAAGGCCTTCTGCCTGCGCAGCAGATCCGAATCGAGCTGATTGCCGTCGGCATAGTCTGCCTCACGGTCGGCCTGCGCGCGCCATGGCGGCTGATTGATGGCCTCACGAACAATGCTCTGAAACTCCTGCAGCGTAAGCGGCTCATCCGCGCCGTCGCGCACTTCATCCACCAAGCTGTTGATATTGTCTGTAGTGTCCATATCAGTCCTGCCAATCTGGCTCAGGGGCCTCTTTGTATTCGTAGGTTGCGTTCACCATCAATGGCACGGCCTGGCCAAGGTAGCGAAACATGTCTGCACCGTGGCTGAATTCGTCATGCAGCGGCGCCATGGGCTCATCCGTCTTTGTGTGAATTGCGCGCCGGTACCGCTTCAGGCACTCCAACAGACGCACCGTCTTGCGCTGATCGAAATAGCAGCGGGGGAACACCATGCGCGCTGCCTTGATGCCCTCTTCCACACTGGTTTGGGCAAGTACTACCGGATTTCTGCCCATCGCCTGCAATTGCTCTTCGGTGCTCTTGCCCGTCTGGAAATTGCGAGTGCGGCCGTCATGCGGCAAGAAGTCAGTGCCCCAGCGAAACGGCCTTTTCTCAATCTGGGCCACATACCAATCCAGCGTGCGGTGGCTGTCCTCGATGTAGTCGATCAGGCGCACATCCTGGGGTCCGCGCTGCACAAAGCCAATCGTCATGGCATCGTTCCAACCCAAGTCCCATACGGTGTGCACGGGCAGCGTTGGATCGTATGGCACAGGCATCACGCGGCCATCGAGCGCCAAGGCGGCAATCTCATGCCTGTAGATCGCGCCTTCGGCAACCGTGCGGGCCTTGCCTTCCCAGATATGCGCATAGTCGTCGGCCAGCATGCTGCGCTTGGCCTTCAAGCGCTCTTGGTTCAACACCTCTGGGAACCACGGGTTATCGCGCCAATTGATTTCTACGCACCAAGTGTCATCGCCCGGTGCCGCTACGAAACGCACGTAGGTTTCGTCGGTCTCCATGTCTGGGTTGAGCGTGAGCCAGATTTCTGAGCCAGGCTTGCGGATCGTTGGAATTAGCACGTTCCAACTGCGCTTGCTCACGCCGTGCGCCTCTTCCACCCAAACGATGTCGCAGCCCTCAAACGACTTGATCGAATCGACCGTGTGCGACTGCAGGCCTGAAAACAGAAAGAGCGAGCCGTTCGCGCCGCGTATCTCTGTCTCCAGGACCTCATAGAATCCGCTCAAACCAAGCCGTGAGATTTGATCCTGCAGCAACTGGTGCACAGACTGCTTAATCGACTTCTGAATCTCCCGCGCGCAAAGAATGCGAAGCGGCCGCTGCGCCGCCATGAGTAACAGCACGCCGGCCACTGACCACGATTTACCACCGCCGCGTCCACCATGCATTACCTTGTAGCGGCGCGGCTCCCAGATACCAGCCAGCTTGGCGGGCAGCTGCAATAAAGGGAATGGCGCTTGCCCAGCTGCAGTGCTCATTCGTCGTCATCCTCGGCTGGCCGCTTTGGCGGATCAACAAAGGCCACTGCCACAGAGAGGGGCACAAAGCCAGGTTGGCCTGGCTGCGCCTGCTCTTTGGCATCCATGTTGAATGCCTGCCGCTCTAGGTCGATTGCAATGCGTAAAGTCTCGCCCAGCACCTTTGCTGTCTTGGACCGCTCAGGCAGGCTGATGATCTTTTGGTACAGGTCGTTCATGCGATCCATGCCACGTTCATCTGGCGTGCGCATGAGATCGCCCAGGTCTTGCATGAGTGCAACTGTCTCTGGGTCGGTCTGTTGTTCTAGCTCATCAAAAAGGGCGTTGACGATCTTGCGTGTGCGGCGAATATCGGCTTGGTGGGATAGCTTGACCGTGGCGATTAGCTGGCCAACATCCTCGACGGTCTTTCTTTCGTTAACAGGGCTAGCGCTGTTAACCGAGTTGTTAACCAATGCCTTGTTAACCAGCTCATCTGCCTTGGCCTGGATCTTTGAAGCAAGGTCTCGAGTCCACCCATCCCGCTTTGCACGTTTGCTGATAGTGACGTGGCTGACGCCAGAGCCTTCAGCAATCTCGCGTAGGCTTTTGATGCCGGCGCGGTAGTCTAGCTCGATGCGCTCCCAGTCCGCAACAGGCTTTTGTGGTGATGTGTCTGATTGATTTTTCCCCATTCCACCAGTGTCTTTGGGGTGCCAGGGTAATCAAAACCCTATGCGGGGATCGCCCAAAGCGATGAAGTGCGCAACGCTCATCTTCACTCATACAAGTTGACTCGCTGGCAATTATCTACGTGGATTGTTTTTTTGATTCAAAAGTATCTTATAGTTGCATTCTGAGTGGCTGAAATCGGCCATGAGCAGTCCTTCCATTATTGGTCTTTGAGGACTCAAAACAAGCTCAATCTCATTATTGCGGGTAGATTTACTTCTATAAGAACGACTAGCATTTTTCACGTCATCTAGGGAAGCTCTGCAAAACCCTCGTTGCTGGGATTAATGCGGTATCAGGATGAGCCGCAAGGCGTCTTTTAAAGGCAACAGCTGTAGCTATTGGCGAAAAAGACAACACAGTGGATCGCCTGAGACCGCGCTCAGACCAAAACAGGGAGTTTTGCAGAGCTTCCCTAGATCCAGTTACATCCCCCAACCAGAGGTAATGAAAATGAAATTAAAAGCCAACTTTATTAAAGACTGGCATGAATATTTAAAGGAAATACTTACTAATCACTGGGGCTTTGATGTTAGCCAAATTAATGATAAAGATTTGCCACTCGCCTACTTTAATGCTGAATCCCGCCGCATTGATCAGCGAAAAAGAAACATAGAAATATCAGATGTTTTTCAATGCCCCCCCGAAGTTGCAAGCGGGTGGTCAAAGATACAAGCAAAAATCAAAAATGGATGTGATATTACACCGCATCTAAGCAAGCTAGTTGATCGTATTGATAGTACAGACCTAATGCTTAATGACTGGGGAATTTATCACTTTCACCTAGGAGCAGAATTAGATGGAGAGTTCATTAAAAGAACCGGCCCGCTACTATTTGCCTTTGTTACCGATAACTGTTTTTATGTAATAAACATCTACCAACATGGCGAATGGACAAATAGCGATATAGTTGAAATAATTCACAGAAATTGGCCCTCCATAATTAAACACTACATTATTAATCATGCAAAGCTTGCATATTATGCAACGGACAAAGAAAGAAAGATATTAAGAAGCAAGCATGCCAATTCATTCGTGGAAGTTACAGATGGAACCGTCTACGCCCCAATCGGGGGCGGAATGGTATCTTCTGGCCATAACGTCAAATCAGTCATAAGAATTGATAAGCAGCACAAATTCCTGAAGCACTTGCAAAATTCGCTTGAAAGCGAACTTATTAAAATACGTCCAGATCTAGAAAAGCAAGGCTACAACGGCGAGCCAGAGTTAATTGCAAACCTTGAGATCACTGAAACAGAATATAGAGCTGTATTTCCTGAGTACGCGTTCGTTGCAGTCCTGCATAAAAAAGCATAACAAGCCGTTTATTGGGCGACGCCAACAGCGTCGCCCAATAAACTCCACCGTTAGCAGTTTGGATGCCTACTTTGGGTCAACTTTTGTCAGTCGCTTTTAATGGATAAGGGTAAATCTTTTGCATCCAGAGCTCTGTGTAATGCAAAGCAATCTGAAGCAGGTCCGTGCCCAGCGTACCTGCATCCTCATAAACCCAAAGCCATTTGCCTTTTATCCTGCACCTGCCTCAATGCAGCCACGTCTTTTTTCAGCTTCTCAACCTGCGCTGATAACTCGGTGGCCAGCAGCATATGCGCCCGGCTTGATTCAATAACGGCGGCCTCGGTTGCCCTGCCAGCGAACAGCATTGCAATTTGTCTAGCCTCTGCTGGTGTCACCTCCAGAATCTCGTCACCGATTTCAACCTTTGTCATCCCGTTGCATGCAATTGTCAGGCTGATTGCGCGCGCTTCGGGGTGACTTTCCACCAGGGTGTAAACACCACGGGTGGATGAATGTAGGTCACCTCGGGTCTTGAGATCCTTGAGCATGTACTGCACCTTGTCCCTTTTAAGCCCAGTCAGGTCGACCACATTGTCTGCCGTGATATTCTGCTCTGCGTTTGAAAGCGCAATGCAGGCATCAAGCACGCGCTGAATGGATGTTGCTGGCGCTGGCTTGTTCGGCCTGCCTTCACCCAAGAGTGACTTTTCCTGAATCTCAGTCTGCATTGCCCTCTCCTTCCTGCCATTGCGGCACCTTCGCTGGCCAGTGCCCAACCTCCCTAATTTGATCTCTTGTTTGCCTGGCCATTTCGTGGCCAAGCTCGATATGTGCAGACCGTCCACCTGGGACAAGTCGGTATTGGTCAAATGCGGCGTGGCATCCCTCAATGCCTGGGCGCGTGCAGCACAGCGGCATGGCACGGCGGTCATCGACTTTCAGGCCCATACCCTTACCGTCATTCTCGTGGGCATGCTGGCTATAGCCATGAACTCCGCAGAAGGCGCATGGGAGCGCAGCCACTAAGCGGCGGTATGGCTCACTTCGTAGCGGCTTCTCCTTCGATATTGAGGCAAGCACCTCAAAAGCGAGCCCAGGCCTTGCGGCTTTGGCCAGCACCCTGATCCCGTTCTTCTCGTTGAAACGGGCAGTGAATTCCGCGGACTGTGTGGCGCGCATTGCATTTTCCGCAAGTCGCGTTTCGCGGTCGGCCACTCTCATAGAGTCGCCAAAGCTGAATGACTTGCGCGCGAAGCCGGACCGTTTCAGCCCCTTGGTGCCGGGATTCATGGGCTTGGTGCGATTCAGCATGTGCGCCCCTTCAAAGCAACTGAATTGCGAAACTTCCACGCCACCATTGCTGCGTCGCGCTCGTGCTGGTTGCACCGCTTTGTCCAGCCGGTGATGCGGCCAAATGCCGGCGCGGCGACCTTGGCACCTTTGACTGTTGGGCTAACGCCATGGGCGGGAATGCCCATGTCAGCGCAAAGCGAAGCGATCAAGGAGCACCACGCATCGACCTGCCCAACACTGCGCGCAGTGGCTAGGGCCGCGCCATATGCGCCCTTCTGCCTGGCATTCCAGAGCCTTGTTTCCAAACGGCTGTCCTCGAACAACACGCTCGGCGAAGCAACAGCGCGTTCGCGCAAGAAACGTTCAAGCTGGAACGGCTCAATGGTCAGGAGCTCCACCAGCTTGCCGCTGTCGTACGCAGCAACACCGGTGGCAGCGCCTGGATCAATCCCGAGAATCAGGCCCATGACTCACCTCCTGTGGACTGTTCTGCGGCCATGCACTCGTCTGCCCGCCGCTGCGCTTCAGCCTTTTTCTGGTTCAGCTCGTCTGCCGCGCGTTTACGCTCAGCTTCCTTTTTGGCTTCATGCCTGCGGGCACTCTCATTCAACTCTTTGCGCATAGCAGCGAATCGCTCGCGTGTGTCTGGTGGCATCGTGCTTTCGGGCTCAATCCGGCCAGTCAGCAAGGCGACGGGGTTGAACGTGGGTGCGGGCAATGCAGGATCAATCTCTTGTGCGGCGCGCTCGGGTGTGATGTAGCCCAGCGAAAGCGCTCTCTCGATAGCCGGGTTGCGGCACTGGGCATCCCAGCCAATCGAGACAGTGACCACCGGCAGGGCTTTGGCTTCTTTCGCAGCGCGCACGATGCGCTCATAGGCCGACACAAACGCATTGCGGGCACCAAAATTGTCATTGGCCTTGGCCAGTGGGCTCGCCACCAGCCAGGCGTCGGCCATTTCGTTTGTCCAGACCACCGTGTTGCGCTCGTCGAGCGAAGTCAGCGCGATAGCCCAGGCCTCGTGCGCTGTGGGGCGGCCAACTGCGTCATCAATGCGGTCGAGAATGGCCTTGGCAGTCAATCGCCCTGCGTGCTCGGCGCGCACACGGCTCAATGCGTGAGCGACGACCTGTTGCGGGTAGCTGCTCAGGTCGGTGGCCAGCATCGCTGCAGCTGTTGGGCTCAGTTGCTGGCCCAGCAGCTCAGCAGTGCCGATCAGTTGCTGCACCAGCCACACATCCATGGCCTCAGTGTTTTGCGGGTTGGTCATGCCGTGGTCCCTCCTTGTTGCTGCGCACGGTTCGCACGCATGATGGCCACCGCTTCTCCGGCGGCGTCAAAGTTCGATTGGGTTTGGTCGATCTGCTGGGCGCGAGTGCTGGTCATCGACTGCCCCGTCTCGCATTGCGTGGCCCACTTCTCGGCGTCGGCCAGCAGCAGCTTCACCGGGTGCATTTGCTTCACGATGAACTCCTCGTTCACGCGGCGCACGTAGTGAACCGCGACACGCGGCGCACGGTCCACGCCAAGCCGGTCAACCAACCGGGCCATTTGGCCCGCTACGGTTGCGTTCCAGATTGGCCAGCTGTGGTAGCGGCGCTGGTAGGCCAGCGCGTATGCAATCCAAGCCTTGTGAGTTTTGGCACCATCGCCGGGGTAGCGCAGCTCACCGGGGATTTCGTAGACCGTGCCGTTCGGCGCAGTGATAACCATGGCGGCCTGCGATTCGGGCGCTGCTGACGGCGCCGAAGGATTTACTGGCTCAGCAGTTGTGACAACCCCATCAACGGGGTCACCCTCTCGTCGTTCACGACGTGGGGGTGAATAAATCTCTGCAGTAGTCTTTGCAGTAATCTCATTCAGTAATCTATCTTTGTTATCCAATTGCGCTTTTGTCGCTCCGCGAACTGCGTTTTTGTCGCACGGCGAACTGCGTTTGGCGTTGCCCGCGAACTGCGTTTGGCGCATTTCCCCAATTGCGCTTTCGTCGTTCGGGAATTGCGCTTTCGTCCATGCCTCGAACGCGGCATCGACAGCTTCCAGATCCAGCTTGAAATAGATGCGGTGCTGCAGGCGTTTGTGGGTTTCTTTCAAAAAACCCAGCTTGGCCAAATGTTTGCGCGCGGTCGCTTGCTCGCGGTATGAAAGGCCTGTTTCCTCTGTCCATTCCTCTGAGCTTTTGAACACACCACGCTCGTCGTCATTGCGGCTTTGCCAGTAATGCAACTGAGTGAAAAAGATGGACGAATTGATGCTGCCAAAGAACTTGGACAGCTTTGGGTAGTACGCCAGCGCTCGGCCAACGTTTGCAAGTGAAAGGGATAAACTCACGATTGCACCCCACTTGCCTGCGCTTTTGCGGCTTGATACTTGCCCCATTCACCAGCAACCCAGTTAACCCCTTTGGGCGTGAATCTGGTGGCGTTGAAAGCATGGTCGTTCTGGCTGGCCACGCCAGCCTTGACAACAAAGCGGCCAGCGTCGATGTGGTTTTGGTACGCAGCCCACTCTCCACCTAAGCGGTACATGATTTTTTCGTCCTGCAACCAGGCACGGAATTCGTGCTCGTTTGCATTCAGCAGCTTGGCAACCTGCCGGAAGCCCTTGGCGCCGTTTGCGGCAACGTAGCGGTCGACATATTCGACCTTGGGCGCGGCCAGCGCTAATTGCTCGGCCTGTTGCTCAATCTGCTCAGCTTGGTCTGCTGCCAGGCGCAGCGCCTGGGCCATCGTCTTGGGCAGGCTTGGTGCTTGCTGGGCCTCCAGTTCTTGCCAGCGATCAATCACCCGCGCGCGGTGTTCGTCGCTATAGCCAGACACCACCAGGTGGGTGTCGCGCTCAATCAGGTCGTAAACCTCAATCGGGCGTCCTCCCGTATCCTCGCGGCGAGTTTTACGACTTGATCGTAAAAGACCCTTTTCAAACAAACGCTCGATAGTGGCCACAACATCGTTGTGCCGCGCTTCAACCAGTTCGGCTATTTCGCGGCTGCTCATAGTGGCCACCGCCACTGAAACTGCTTGCCCTGTCATACCGAGCCTCCCATATGTGGAATTCCACGGGCAGCGGCATGGCGCAAGACCTGCAAGTCAGTTTTGCTGATGACGAAGTGGTCTTTACCCAAAATATTCAGGTTCAGCGCGGCAATAAAAAGGGCAATGTTTTCAATGTTTTCGTTCTTCAAACGCGAAATCGTGGACTCGGACGTGTTCATCTTGTCAGCTACACGGGCTTGGCCCATGTCTGCAAGAGCGTTGCGCAAAGTGGTTTCGATCTTGCGTGCGCTTTCACGCAAGTCTTGAGAAACTTCAGACATGGCAAGACACCTTCATAAAAATTTCAAATTCATAGACTCCAAGGGCACAAAGGCCTTGCGCGTAAGCACGCGCCTGGATTTGGTAACGGGGGTTCTTTGGACTTTTGGTCATGCACAGACCCAAATGACTGCAGTGCCCAGCACAAAGGTGGCAAGTACCAGCACGCCGCGTCGATTCGGCGTGCTATCTGGAACTGACGCGGGATTGAGATCAGCAAGCGCTGCAAGCAACTTGCCGCAGTTGCAGTGCCTCCCGAAGTGGGCGGCGCAGTCGTCAATGTGGATTGCATCGGGAGTGTCTTGCTCAGCCATTGACAGCAGCCTCTCGATTACGGGTGCCCACCACCTCCTGGGGCAGAATGGAAGCTCCTACACAACCATCCCCAGGAGGGGTAGACATGGAAAAACAATTGCTAGAAGAGCTACGCGAAATCAAGATGCTGTGCATAGCCAACTTCATAGAGCTGCAGGAAATACGCAGCAAACTGAACATTGCCGAGACAGACCCAAAGGATCGGTACGCATACGCCGACCAACTGGGCGGACATATGGCGGTAATGCAAGAAAAAATTCGAGGATTGATCAAGGCCTATCCCCACTTCCAGGGCGATTTAGCCGAGAAAAGCTGAATCGCTGCTCGCTTAGGACACGGCCACGCTCCTTGGCGAGCAAGTTGCGCGCACTATCGAGCACTGACTCGGCTCTCGCCAAAGAGAGGCCTTCAAGTTGCTCAAGGACAGCGTCTATCTGGCGGTTAAATTCGGCCAACTCTTCCTTGGAAGGCCATTTGTCGTCAGCGGCGGTTTTATGCATTGCTTGCAGCCTCCTTGGTAGGGCGGGCGCCCGTTTCAACAGAAAATGCAGGTTCCTCAACACGCAAATTTCTATCGAAAGGGCTCCCATGCTCAGTGAAATCAGTCTTGCTCTCACAGCCATCACTGGCGCGAAAACAATTACCGAAGGGCTTGTCGCGGAGAGAGATGCCGTCAAGATCAGAACAGCGACCTCCGAACTCCTTGGACTCCTGATTGATGTGCAGGGCACACTTCTTGCATTGCAGCGCGATCAAGCAGTGCTCAACGAAGAGCTTGCGCGGCACAAGAAAGAAAAGTCGGAACTTGCCGATCGCCTGAAACGTGTTGAACGTACGCGCCAGGAGTACACCGACTATGAAAGAGTTCTTGTTGCGGGCGGCCATTGCGTTGTCTACGCCGCAAAGCCAGATGAACATAGAGTGCGGCACCCGCCCTACCTGTGTGCAACATGTTTCGAGGCCGATCAGTACTCGACGTTGAGCCTTCAAATGGGTACGCAAAAGAAACCCGGCAGAAAACTCGTTTGCCCTGCATCTGCACTTCACACGCTTGCGCTTCCACGTGGAAGCTGGACGCCAGAGAACCTTTGCCCTGTGGAAAAAAGCGTTCAACCTTGATTGCATGCCGCCCCCTTTTGCTGGGAGGCCGGCCTGCATGCTGTTTCCTTGGGCTCAAGGCGGGGATTGCGAGCTTTTTTAACAGACACACCCAAAAATAACTTTGGATGATCGAGCTTCACTCGTGGAGGAATGCCTCGCTCAATCCAGTTGTGCACGCGCTGAGCGCCTCCAGCACGCAAGTCATAGCCAAGCAGTTCGGCCAGCTTTGAGGCACCGCCATAGTGTTGAATAAGTTCAGCATCAGTCATAACCGACATTAAACACTATGTTTTAGACCGATGCAACAGCACGTTTAAACGTTTTGTTGAAAAATATGCATATGACCCCTACCATGACGCGCCTCTATCAGGCAATTGCATACCTGACCGGGAAATCCGAAGTGGGACCAACTGACGCTGCACATTTTTTGGGGCTGCCAAACTCGCAGACCGTCAAAAATTGGGAATCACGCGGCCCTTCAAACGAGGGAATGGTTGCGATTGCTCTCAAAGGGGTGAGTTTGGGTTGGCTGCAAACGGGTAGCGGACCCATGCTTCCTAGCCTTGCTAACGTTGAGCCAGGGCCAAGCCTAAGAGGCGGCGACGTGCCTCTTATTTCCTGGGTGCAAGCAGGCACATTCTGCGAAGCCATTGATACATATACTGTAGGCGACGCCGAAAAGTGGCTTGTATGTCCCGTACCGCACAGCGAATCAACCTTTGCACTAAGGGTTCGCGGCGACTCGATGACTGCTTTTGGCGGAGGACGCAGCTATCCAGAGGGCAGCATCATTTTCATTGACCCGGAGCGCCGCAGCCCAACAAATGGTGATCGCATAGTGGCCTGCTTAGAGGACAGTCCAACGCATGAAGTCACATTCAAAGTCTTCAAAGACGAAGATGGCAAAAAGTGGTTGATGCCTCTCAATCCAATGCACTCACCAATCAGAGATAAGTTTCGCGTTCTTGGCACTGTGATTGGCCAATGGATTGACGACTAGCTAGCATTTATCTCGAGCGCCAAGCCCGCACTACGCGGGTTTTTTTTCGCTCGAATTAAGTGCATTGTGAGAATTTCCACTAAAGAACCAAACACAATGTTTAAACATTACGTTGACACACTGAAAAACATGGTGTTTAATTATTCCATCGCAACAAAAGCGATGGGCACCAAGCGATCGAGCCGCATGCCTCACTCTCTTTAGAACGCCGCATGCAGCAAGCGGCCAATAAATGACTGCACTCGCTCTACTACTTGCAAGCCGCCCGGATGGGGTCACGGTGCAGCGATCTGGGAAAGGCCTGGCGAACCCCACACACCGGGGTCATCAAGAATAGGTAGTTGAGGCGCGGCGCCAAGAAAAGAAAAACCGATGGGTGAAGACGACCCAGCACAACGGTCATGCTGGTTGGAATCCCGGCCTGGTCTTCGCAAGAGGGCCATCAAGAATGCTCGCACTGGCAGCAATGCCCGGCGGATAAGAGCTGCGGGCATTCTTGAGAGGAGTAGATAGGTTGAGGCGGCGATGATGCAGCTGGTGATGAATTTAGCGGGAAAGCGGACTGGTTGCCCAGTCCGCCCCACACGGTCACAGCATAGAAATGATGAATGCAAAAATGCGCAAGCACGCAGCAACATCAATTTTTATGCTCACCTTCACTTGGACTTTCATGGAGTGATCCCTGAAAAGTCCCGTGGCCACGGGACGGTTAATCCCGCTGAACTTATTACGCGCTTTTGCTAGCGCGGCCAGATGCTTACCTAGGATGGGCTTCTGGCATCGGCTTAATGTTGGCGTGCAATACCCTTGTCGCCGAGCAGGCAGCCTGCATGGCACCGCCATGCAGATTGCATACCAACACCGCACCTTAAGCGGCTTGACAGGCCGCAGTGCGCTGCGTCTACAGCGCATTGTGATTGTCGCAGATTCGCTGCCTCAACCTATCTATTTCTTGACTACAAGAACGCCAGCAAATCAATGGCTTTTTATTCTGGCCCTCAGCAAAACAGCTCGCGGGCCTTTTTCATTTCAGGGGCTTCATGGACGAAGAAAACACACAAAGCGCCAGTACCAAGAAAGGCATCAATTCCCTGAGTGATGATGAATTTCAGCGATTTATCAGTACTGGCAAAACAATGAACATCAAGCAGATAAATGCAAGGCTTGGTGGCCCTTTCGTCACTGCAGGACTGATTGAAACCCTTCGAATCGAGTCCCGCAAAGAGCGGGCTGCAACACACATCGCGGCAGATCACTTTCACAAGCTGGCCGCCCGGCTCGCTGCACACATCCTTACGCAATCTGGCCGCTCCACTGAGGAAGCCTGATTTACCCACCTGCCCGCATTACGCGGGCTTTCTTTTTGGAGGCCACATGGCTCAAAAACTCATAAACCCCACCAAGAAGGTGGATCGCAAATCGTTTAGCGAATTCCTCAGTGCACTGCCCGACCTAGAGGCAGAGCTGACTGATGCGCTGAATGACATGGTGCACGCCAGCACTGAAACCGGCAAGCTCAGCGAGCTGAACTTGAAGATCAAGATGAAGCCCCAGGGGGGCACATCAGGCCAAGTCGAGCTTGATATGGACGTGAAAGCCAAACTGCCCCAGCCTACACGCGGCAAAACCCTCATGTTCGCCACCCCAGACAACAACCTGCAGCGCGAGAACCCAAAGCAGCAAACGCTGGAAGGCCTGCGCACACCAGACCAGGAGGCGCAGGCCCAAACCATGGCGGCACTGCGCAAAGCGCCAGCCGATGACGCTAAGGCACCCCTGCGCGCCGTCAACTAATTTCCAACCGTCCATTTCATAGGAGATCCCATGGATCTGAACGAAACCAATACCGAGACAGTCGCTAAGGATGTCTTGGCTGCTTGCAATCAATCAATCCGCGAAGTCGGCGGAACGCCACTCATGGTTTTGCCCGCAGGCTTCACCGTGGCCAATTTGAGTAAATACCTCGACAAACCCACGCGCAAGAGCGGCACAACTGTGCTCAACGATGCTGCATCCTTCATTGCCGTGGTTGTGGAGCAGAAAGGCGCACAAACGCACTTGTTCAGCACAATCAGCCCGCCCTCCTTCACGGCCGTGTTCAATTCAAATGCGGGTGAAGCGGGCTATGGCGACCACCGTGCCACCTACAACGCCCCAATCTCGCCCGAGTGGGGTGAGTGGACGAAGGTGGACAAAAAGCACATGAACCAGGTGGAAATGGCGCAGTTCCTAGAGGCCAATATGGTCGATGTTGTGCATATCGCGGCTGATCTGCCAAACCGCGAGCTTGGCAGCCCGGACGGTGCAACACTGTTGGAAATCTGCCGTGCGCTGGAAGCCAAGAAGAACGTGGAATTCAAGAGCGCCGTGCGCCTGGGCGATGGCTCCACCCAATTCACCTACAACGAAGAAGTGCGAGGTACAGCATCCGTTGCGGGCGGCACTCTGGAAATCCCTGCTCAATTCTCCATCGGCGTGCCGGTGTTTGAGAACGGCGAGAAGTACCGCCAGGACGTGCATTTCCGCTACCGCATTCAGGAAGGCGGCAAGCTGGTGATGTGGATCGAGCTGATCCGCGCGCACAAGGTGATTGAGGATGCAGTCAAGCAGATGCGTGCACACATTGCGGAAGCGACTGCGCTGCCTGTGCTGAACGGTACAGCGCCAGCAGCCCGCTAATTCACCCAGCTCCATCCACAAGCCCGGCCCCGCGCCGGGTTTTCTCATGGGCTATGACCAGAGGGCGCGCGCTGCTAGCCGCGTCCTGTGTTGATACCCCAAACCACCCGGCCCGCCATGTTGCGGGCTTTTCTATTTCTGAGGCATCCATGCACAAAGACCAAAAATACGAGCCGCCATCGAATTGCTACCAAGGCGTGGAGCTTCGCTTGAACCCAGGCATAGACCCCGAGCGCCTGCGCGCATTCACCCTCCCCAGCCGCGTGGGCGACCAACTCCACTACCCCGATGGCCGCATTGAGGCCTTCCCTTACCCCAGTAAAGAGGCTAAGCCATGAATGCACCAGCGCCAGCACCCACCCCGTCAAACGATCCCGTCAAGCGCTGCGCAAGCTGTGGTGCTCCTGTCCCTTCTGAGCCCACTGAGGGTGAAGGCCTGCCCTGTGGGCATTGAAGGGAGGAAAGCATGTCAGAAAACCAAACACCGCACGGCAATGCACAGCCGATTGAGTCCGTTCTGATTGATGGCACCGCGTATGCCGTGCCCGCGCCCGTGGCTGCCGAGCTGCTGCGCCTACACCTTCTGCTAAAGGAAGGTGAAAACCCTGTTGCTGGCCAAAGCCGCTTTGGCAGCGAACTATGGGGCTTCTGCACGCATGAGCACGTTCGCATGGTTCTTGCCAACCCGCGATATGCCGCTGATGGCTATGAGGCTCGATACCTCTATACGCGGCCCCATGTTCCAGCACCCCCACCACCGCAAGTGAACATCCTTGCTGAAATCGAGCGCCATGCCAAAGCGCACATCATCGAAATCGAAAACTTACTCGCTCGCCGCTTCTGAAGCGGCTTTTTTATTGGAGAAAAGACATGTCACCAATCTTGAAAGCTGCACTGGTCGCTATCGGGGCAGTCGCCCTTATCGCTGCAATCTGGACAGCGGACGATGAAGCAAAAGCGCGCCAAGTCGTTGCAGCACTTGTTGCAGAAGCTGAGGCTGGGCGCCTGGTTGCCTATGAGGTTGCCCAATGAGTGAAAGCAACAAACCCGTCACTTTTGAAGCGTGGCGTATTACGTACCAGTCAGATCAACAAGCCCTGCGTGCACTGTGGACTGCGTTTACTGACCTCCAATCCAGCCATGTTGACCTGCAGGCTGCTCTCGCTGGCATGACTGGCCGCTACCAAGAACTGCTGCAAGAGCGCAAACCAGCACCGGCACCAGCGCCCATCCAAAAAGTTCAACTCACAAAAAACCAGCTGGCAGCGGTGATTGACTTCACCGATGAATCAGACGAGGTTGCTATTTACTGGAGTGAGGCTACAACAGCCCCTGAAACCGGCATTGTGATTCCAGCTGGCTATCGGGCATACCTTGTCGACCTCCCGGAAGATGGCTTTTTGCCGCTGGGAGACGGTCATGGTTGAAATCAACTTGTTCGCCCTGCTCAACTGGTTTGCGCATGGTTTTTTCTTCGGTTGCGGGTTTGTGGTGGCGGTGATGCTCACTTGCTTGATTTGGCATTTCCTCAAGTGGCTTGGTCTGGATGACAAGCCAAAGAAGGCAAATGCCGCGCAACCTGTATCACCAGTGCTTTACGCCAGCCCTGAGCAACTGGCCGCATTCCAAGACAAGGACTCGAAATTCGGTTCATACCTTCCATTGCGCAAAACGCCCGTAGGCAAATTCACCCAACCTCTCTATACCAGCCCACCAAGCGCCAGCAGCGCGGATAGCCAAGGAGACACTGAATCATGAACCGCGAACAGAGACGGCTGGCCGCGAAGCTGGCCAAGAACCCACCCAAACCCCAACGGAGCCGAAAGCTGTTCAGCATAGCGCCGCTCCACATGATGAATGACTGCCGCACCTACGCAGAAGGCGAGCTGACTCTTGATCACATCAAGATCCGCACATGCTTTGCCCGATTGCGGGACGGGAGCGGAAACGATGATGACTTCAACCGGGTGGCAGTGGCGATCAATTTGGCAAAGGTACGCGCACTTGAGATTGATGAAATCTTGGCCGATAGCATCGAAGTTGCGCAGGACGCGATGATGCGCTGCAAAGCCAGATTTTATTCGCATGGACGCTTTGGCTTTGATGGTCCGGGCCTGCAAGCAGTGCTTAATGCACTCGATGCAAACGAAGAAATCGTGCAAAACAGCTCACCACGGCAAATGGAAAAAGCCCTGCATGTCGTGCGCGACGTGCTCGCTAGTGCGCATCGCAAAGGCCCGCGAATGTCAGAAATCATCATGTGATCGACCATCATGAAATACATACCCGAGCCCGCACCAAGCGGGCTTTTAATTTTCTGGAGCCCGCATGCTCAATGAATTCTTGCGCCTGGCCGGCCTGGCGATGTTCGCTTTCTTGATGTTCTTCGCCGCAATAGTCGCAACAAAACAAACCTTCGGCCAGCAATGCACCAGCACCTACCCCGATAGCAAAGCACATCAATCTTGGTGCACAACGGTTTTGGCCAGAGGCGTGACACCAGCTTATTTAGTGAAGGATAAAGCGCCATGAGCGATTACGACCCAACCCAAGAGAAATTCGACAAGGACATGGCCAATGGCGTCATGGAGGTGCTGCGAGACGATGGGATCTATCGTCATCTGCGCTTTCGCAAGCTGGGCGGTGGCTTTGTCTGGTTCGACATCGTGACCTGGCCAGGCAGCCTGGTAATCACCGGTGATTGTAAGACCTTCACGTTTCAGCGCTTGGATGACATGTTTGAGTTCTTCCGCTCAAGCGGCAAGAGCATCAATCCTCAATACTGGCAGGAGAAGGTTGTGGATGGCCGCGACCGCGCTGAGTCGTTTGACTGGGACACATTCCGTGCCCAAGTCATGGAGGAATTCCAGCAAGGCACCGAGGACTGGGGTTATGACGACCAGCAAGAGGCACGCGAAGCCCTTGAGGTCGACCTCGACACAAGCCCGGACGAATTCGGCGGCGTCGATGTCCTGCGCAATTTTGAGCACACGGATAGCCGGGGCGTAATTTTCTCGTTTGACCTGAGCGAAGGAGCGCCCGATGGCAAGAGCTGGAATTTCCACTACATCTGGTGCTGTCGGGCAATCGTTTGGGCCATTTTTCAGTACGACAAATTGAAGATGGACAAGGCCTTGACTGCATACAAGGGGTCGATTTGA